CCTACAATTACTATTTTTTTACTCATGTTTATATCTTTTGAACTGTTAAATATACGAAAAAGAGATGCGGTCTCAAAAACTGAGGCCACATCTCTCTAAAATTTATCTCTTACGAGCGACTAGGATATGAATCTAGTCTGTATGTTTGGTTTAATTTTTTTATGCTGTTATATTCAATTCTTTCATAGCTTGACGTAATGCTAACATAGGTTCTCCAGTCAAATCTTCTATTTTACTTTTTACCAAAATAAGATTTCTTGGTAACTCAGATGGATCTTCATTATTTATAATATCATAAGCATCATCAACGGACATATTAATACCATATACTTTATATGCTAAACATGCTAATTCCATATCGGCATCCATTATGTTTCCTATATCATTATTAATATAGTCAGGATATGTTTTTTTAATTTCGTTTTTTATTTGATTTACTTCTTCTCTATATCCCGATGGCTTTCTAAAAGTAAAAGGCTCATATGTCTTGTATTTATCTTGATCTTCATTAATAATACCAGCCAATTTTTGTAAACGTTTAGCCTCAGTAATAAATTGTTTTTTCATAATATTTGTTGGGATTTTAATTTATCTTGTTGGAACTTCATATCTTTAGACATTTTTATAGGGTAATCATCTTTTTCCCATCCTGTTACTTCTATAGGAATATTAGTATACTTTTTTATATCTCTTATAAGATTATTAATTCGTTCTTTCCTTTTTTCTATTGTACCTGATTTAGGACCACTAATCCATTCAACATCTTTGAAGGCTTTAGTATGACCTAATATTATAATACCTTTTAAATATTTTTTTATATTCTCTATATCTTTATTACTAGAAGTAGCGGGGATTTTAATTCTTTCTTCATATTCAGGCTTAGAGGTTTCAGAAGAATTAAAGGGTTCAAATTTATATTTATTAGAAAGCATATCTCCATCTAAAACAAGAGCTATTTCTACATCAGTATAAAGTTTAGATTTATTAATAAATAAATTTTTATTACGAGTAAAAGAAACATAATAAAAATTTTGATCATCTCCCATACCACTTCTTGGAAAAGCCATCATTTTATTACTTTTTAAAATATCCAAAAGGGCATCAACATCTGTAAAATGATAAAGTGTACCTATTTGTTTACCTTCATTTAGTACATTATTAATTTCTTCCTTAATGAGAAGTTTTAATTCGGATATTTTCATTTTTATATAATATCGTTGTAAGATAATTCAATTTTATTACCTGTTACAGCTCCGTCTTTATACAATAAGTTTTTAGGTTGTACTGTAGCTCTTAAACCACCAGTAGCGCTTCTAGTTGAATCATGTCTGATGTTAGAATTTCTTATTGTTGATTTGAACAATTTTAGCTATAGACTTTCTGAATATGTCATCACTACCATCTCTAGTTACAAAAACATTCTTTTTATCAGCTGCTACGTTTTTAGCGTAATAAGTAGTTTTATCATCTTTAAAGAATAAACGAGTACCTTTACCAATATCTTCAGGTTTAGCATTTTCATTTATTTGAGGTTCATCTGATTCTGCTATAGCATCAGGGATAATGTATTCGTTTTTACCAATTTTAAGGTTTTTAATAGTATTAGCATTAACCATTCTATACCCTTTAGCACCCATATCATATACTGTGATGTAATTGAATTCAGCTGGGTCATATGCTAATGTTCCTCCTCTTAAATATTTTTTAACACCTAAACGAGCATTCATTACACGCTCACTACCATCTTTTTTAATAAATGTTACTGTAAAGAATTTACCTCCAGTATCAAATATTAATTCTTTAGCTGTTTCTACATCAATCTCACCTGACGGTTCAGATGGTGTTTCAGCAGGTACCGCTGGTATTTGTGCTAATGGGTCATCAGCTGGTATTCCTTCTGGTTCTGGTTGTTCGTTTAATAGTCTTGAGTTTCTAGTCATTTTGTTTTCAATAAGAAAACGTTTTAAGTCAAAGTCTTGCATTTTATTTTTATTTATTGTTGATTTATTTTTTTAATTTAATGAGTTCATAAAAGCATCATCTAAATCATCTTCAGTATAATCTGTTTCAATATCTTTTCCACTTTTTGAATAAATATATCCTATATCATCCATTTCATCCATATCATCATATCCAATAATGAATTTTACTTTTTTTCCTTCTTCTTCATGAAAACCATCAGCTAGACCTTTTTCATCATAATTATCTTTATCTTTATAATAAGTAACTACTAAATCAGATTGAGATTCCTGATCAATACCAGATCTCATAAAATTAGTAAAGGAACTTATAGTTCCAGATGTTATATCTAAATATAAATCGTCACCTCCTAAATCATCTGGGACTATTGTATTCTTTTGAAAATTTAAGTATTTTACTTCTTCTAGTAAACTGACGAATATTGTATCATCATTCATATATTGATATTTTCGATCATTTTTATAATCTTCCATATCGTCACTTATACTTCTATCCATTACAAATACAACTCCAATTTTACCATATAGGTAGTCATTAGAATTATTAAGATCTTGTAAACATGTTTGGATAAATTTGGGACTTTTATTTAAATAACTAATATTATCAGAAATTAAATCTTCAGTTTCTTCAATTTCTTTTTGGTAAGAAGGATATAAAGGATGATTAATAAATTCATTAATATTTTCTTCAAAATCATTATCGGGATCAAGATTTAGTTCATTTAATATTTTATCTTGTATTAATTTTCCTTGTTTTGTTATAAATATTAACCCACCATGATATGAATCCTGCCATAATATAATGTAAGGACTAGAACTTTCGTTTAATAGTCTTGAGTTTCTAGTCATTTTGTTTTCAATAAGAAAACGTTTTAAGTCAAAATTGTCCATGCAAATATTTTACTATAAATATTTACTCTTTCTCTTCCCCTTCAAACTGTTTAGCAATTATTGCATCATATGTTCTACTAGCAACAGTGTGGTATTTGTAACAATCATTGCATTGCATTTGAACACGTGGAGTTCCAGCAGCAGAATAACGAGTTTGTGAATGTCTTAAATCAGTTGATCCACATTCAGGACAACATGTTTTTTCTCCTGTCTCTAAAGCACCATAATGTGTTTTATGTGGTACATAATTTTTAATATGATTATATACTTTTTCAAGTATTACAACATCATTCTTACAATAATCAACCATTGTTGTCATTGCGTCTTTATCGTTGTTTAAAACGATGTTTTTCCACAAGTCAAAACCACCTGTTTCAGATTTTTCACCCACACCTAAGTATTGAGCAATATAATCTAAACGATTACTATTAAATCTAAATTTAGATCTTGCGTGTTTTAAAGTGTCAAGTGTAGTGTAGTTTGGAAAACATGGTATACCATGAAATAAACAACGTGTTCTGATCCAAGGTAAATCAAATCGATCACCATTATGTCCTACTAATTCATGAGCTTCGTTAGCTACAACCATGAATTTTTCTAACATAGATTTATCGTTTTGATTTTTATCCCAATGTAAAGAATATACTTTATCATCATCTGCCCATTTATAGCAAATACAGATAATAGCTCTTTCTTTAATTATATTGGTATATGGGACATTTAATTTGTATCCTGACTGCCAGAAAAAGCCAATGTTTGGACTTGTTTCGATGTCGAAAAATAATCTTTTCTTTTGATTCATAACGTGATGTTAAATTAGGGGTTAAATATAAAAAGGCTCCCTGTGGGAGCCAAATTTATTTATAATTCTTCCGGTTCTACTGGAGGTGTTGATGATTCTCCTTTAGCTGGTGTTAGATTTTGTTGTGCTAAGTCTTCAGGTGACATGTTAACATTTAGAGGACCATATTGAATTAAGTCAGATAATGATTTGATTGCTCTTTCTCTTTCTTGAAGTGATAACATATCATACTTTTTACCAGCTACTTTAACAATAAAGTCTTGTGTATTCCAAATTAAATTAAAATACTGTTTATTAGGTAATATTACTTTAAATGTAGTAGGTCTTGGAGCAACCCATTGAATATCATCAACAAACAATCTAAATTGCATTGTTAATAATTTTTCTAATGTTTGTCTCAATTGAGGAAAACGTTGAAGCATCAAATTCATAGGTGAATTTGGATCACCTTGATATGCTTCTTCTGCTGTTTTTCCTAACAGTTGACGAACTCTACCTCTTACGTAATCTTCTAATTCTTGTTTTGAATTAAATTCCATTATTTACGTTTTATTATGTTTTCTAATTGATAATCAGATGCAGGTCCAGCATATGCTCTTCTCTCACTTTCTAAATCACTTTGCATATTAATTAATAAACCTAATATTGTGTTTAAATCTTCCTCAATTTTAGGTGATTGTTTTACACCAAAGTCCATCATTTGTTCTACTTTAGATAACGCACCTCCGATCATACGGATTGTATTTACTAGTTCTGGTCCTTCCATTTCTTGTAATGAATCAATAGCTGCTACTTTTTCTTCACCATCTAAATAACCATAGGCTGCCTGTAAATAATCATATGCTTTAATGATTTTAGCTTGCCACCAATGAGGAAAATCTACTTCTCCTCCTATTTTATCATAGTTATCTAACTGCTTGTATAACATAGAAGCCATTTTAGCTATTCTATATACATCGCTTTTAAGCATTTTTGGCTCGTCATCTTGGTGACCTACGTCTATATCTTCTTTCATATTTTTAGCAATAGCTTGTCTTCTTTTTAATAAGTATTTATCAGTTGAATTTACTTTATTATCGTTATTAACATCTTTATCTTCTTGTCCTACTGGGTCTAGTTTTTCATCAAAGTTAAATTCTTCTTCGTCTGGTAATTCATCGGAATCAAGACCAATTTCTAATTCTGATTTGTCTAGGTCTATTTTTTCAAGACTGTCTATATCCGTTAAAGCCCATGAATCATCTCCTTCATATTGGAATCCAGCTAAAAATTTAAAATATACCCCAGGGAGTTTAGATGTTTTAAACCATATAGTTCCAAATCCATTTCCTTCATTGTCCCAATCTTCTACATCTTTTTCAACAAATTCTAATTGATATTCATGACCTTGATAGTTTATAATAGGGTCAAGATCGTTGTTTGTTTCTCCTTTATAATTAACATTATTAGGATTAAAATTTTTCATCTCCTTTTTAGTAAAAGCAGGTGCATTATCATTTTCTAATAATATAGAATTACGAGTTAATTTATTTTCTTTAAGAAATTTAGTTAAGTCAAACATAATTTTAATTTATTATAAATATTAATCTAAATCAGATAATCCAGTATCATCTTTTTTAAGATCAACTACAATATCACGCATTGAATCACTTGCCCATTTCTTTTGGTCATTAGTTAATTCATTGTTTATAGCGTTTTCTATAAATTCAATAAATTTGTCTTCAGGTAATTTATATATTTCGGTAAATAGCAGTTCTCTAACTCTAGGATCATTTATATTACTACCATTATATATGTCTGATATGGCATCATATATAAATTTTCCGTATTGGAAATCTCTAGGTTCATTTTCTAATTTATCTACAGCACCTACGATGGCTTGATTTTTTTCTTTATCTGATCCAAATCCTTCAGTACCTACAATCTCATATAATCCTTTTACGATTTCATGAACTAACATAGGAAAACAAATAGCTCTAGCTTTAATAACGAATTGATCTTCGTCTTCATCATATACCATTTCGCTTTCACCTCCAGGCATGTTTTGTTTTTGAGCAATCATTGCTAATAACATAGCAATAGCTTCCTCACTATCATAGATACCAAACGATAATTTTAATATTTCACTATATTTGGCTACTAAAGCTTCATCAATAGCATCTAGATAATCTCTAAATAATAAAAATGCAAATGAACCTCTAATAGAGGCACCTTGAGTAATACCGTTTATAATACGACGTTTGGCTTGTTGTGCTTCAGGTGGTGCTTGATCTGCTGGGACTTCATCCTCACTTGGTGGTGGGATTTTTATATCTCCCATAGGAACTATTTTAGCATCGATTTTAATATTAGCATAATCAATAATAGGGTATGCTTGTGTTACAATATCAGCTGCTAAAAATTCTAATTGATCACGATATCCTTCCTCAGCTTCAACTAATTCAGGTACTAAACCAGAAGAACGCATTATAGCTTGTTGAAGATTTTTATCTCCTAACATTTGTCTTAATGATTCACCTGACTTACCTTTTAAGGCAGCCATGGTTTCTGGTTTAAATATTTTTTCGTATTCTACTTCTAACAGTCTAGCCATTATTTTTTAGATTTAAAACGTGCTACAATTTGTTTAATAATTTCTTGCTCATTTTCATTCATCGTTGCTGTTGCTTTAGCAGGAGTTTTTTCTGGCATTTTATCAGGGTTTCCAATTCTACGACGTTTTTTCTCTTCTTCAGTATCTTTATCGGGAATAGTTTCAGTTTCACGACCAGGTGTTTTCCTTGCTGGTGCTGGTTGGTTTTCTGCTAGTTTTTTCTTAACTGCTTCTCTAACTAGAGATTTAAATTCGTTTATTCTCATATTTTTATTTTTTATTTTTTTTAAGAATATATCTTTAAACTGTTTAAGTGATTTAGGATTATAATCTCTTACATTTCCAGTTATTACATCTCTAATAATATTTTCTCGTGATTCACCTTTATATTGTTTGATATAATCAATTAATTTTCTAGCATCTACATTATTATAATCAATAAAGTCTTGAGCGCTTTGTTGTCCAGTTTGTAACATAGCATGAATAGCTGCTGCTTCTTGTGATATTTCTTCTTTTAAGTTTTTCATTTGTTCTAGTAAATTATTGTTTTTTAAAAATGTTGTTAATTCATTAGGTGAGTTTAATAAAAATGCTTTTTGAGAAGTTACAACATAATCTCTATTTCCAGGTTGTATTTTAATAGATGCTATTATATCTTGATTTGCATTATTTAATTTAATAAAATATATTCTACTGTAACTAACTTGAAGAACATCTGTTACTTGACCTTTGCCTGCTAAATACTTATTTCGAGCAAATGCTCCTGTACCTATATCCATAATGTCATTTGAGGCATAACCATTTGTAACATTTAATTTTGCAAAATCCTCTAAAGGTAAATCAGCAAATCCTTTGCCTAATCCTTTATTAATAAATGCTTTAGGTACATCTACACGGCTTTCTGTTTTACGAGATTCTTTTGATGATAGGGGTTCTGGTGGATTATTGTTTTTTAAAAATGTTGTTAATTCACGTAGTGAACTTAAAGAATAAGCGTTATTATTTGTTACAACATATTCTCTATTTCCAGGTCGCATATTAATTGATGCAATTTGTGTATCATTATCTAATTTAATAAAATATATTCTATTTCGATCTACCCTAATAACATCTGTTACTTTACCTTGTCCAGATAATAAATTATCTCTATCTGCTGCTCCCCCATCAAATGTTTTATTTAAAGCAACAGCATTATCAACGTTTAATCTTCTAAAATCCCAGAAAGGTAAATCAGCAAACCCCTTATCTAATCCTTTATCAACAAATCTTTCAAATACTCTAGATACATCTACATTTTCTATTGGAAATCGACGAGAAAGATCTGGTCTATCTGCTGGTCTTCCTCTTCTAGGTTCTACTGTATCTGAAGGTAACGTATCTTCTGATAGAGATTTGATTTTTTTCATTTCATCAATCATATGTGGATTTTCCTGTAAATATAATTTAAACATTGACTTTCTCAAAGCCTCTAGTATATCATTGTTTTGTAAAAAGTTTAATAGTTCACGTGGTGAATTTAAAGAATAAGCATTATTATCAGTTACAACATATTCTCTATTTCCAGGTTGTATGTTGATAGATGCTATTCGTGTATCATCATTTAATCGAATAAAGTATATTTTACTTTTACCAATACTTACAACATTAGTTACTCGACCTTGTCCTGTTAATCGATTATCTCTAGCAGATGCTCCTCTATCCCCTACTCTAGGTGATGCAACAGCATCCGTAACATTTAATCTTCTTTGATCATTTCTAGGTAAATTTCCAAATCCAGTAAGTAAACCTCTTTCAGCAAACGCTTCTCCTACATTAACATTACCTCTTTGTCTTTCTTGAGGTTGGCGAGGTGCATTTGGTACACCCTGAGGTCTTCCTCTTCCAGGAGCTCTGTTTTGTGGTGCTGCTGGTACTTGTGCTGCTGGTTGGTCTGCTGCTGGCGCTTCTGGTTCTGCTTGTGGTGCTCTTGCTCCTAGTAAACGTCTAGCAGCATTTGCTGTAATGTTAGCTTTAATTAATTTACCTGTATCATTTGATATTTTAGCGCTATTAGATGGGTTTTGAGTATTTATTAGATAATTAATACCACCATTTTCTATGGGAATGTATATATTGGCTTGATCTAAAGGTAAATTAGGGTTATCTAATATATATTTCTTTTTATTTTTATTTAAATCACTAGGATCTATTTTCATCATATCAAGTAACTGGCTGTCATTAAGTACTTGATTTTGGTTTTGTAAATAAGAAAAATAAGCATCCAACTCCGCATTAGACATAACCATACGATTGGTTCTTATAGTTTTCCAATTTCCAGAAGTTCCCCAACTTGATCTAGCATATGGAATATTATTTCCAGATACATTTTGAATAGAATCAAAAGCAGTAAATATTATTGGATCATTTCCATCTGTAGTTAAAAATACTAAAGGTATGTCTGAATATGCTGTAGGAAATGTTCTATCAGGATATGAGGTTGAATTGATTAAAGAGATTAAACTTTCTCTGTCCATAGAGTTAGGAATGTCTTTTCTATCTCTAAATAGATTATTTAATACTCCTTGTTGAAATTCTTGATTGTCTTCTTCTCCATTAAATATAGCTTGTACTTCTTCATCATTAAAAGGTATTTGGGATACATCTTCACCTTGTAATCTATAAGCTATTAAAGAATTACCGTCTATTATTATAGTACCGTTTTCTGTATCTTTAGCAACTATAGTAGATTCGGGATTATTTTTAGCTTTTGTTAGTATTTGATTTAAAACATTTTTATTTATTATATTTTTAGAAATTAAATCTAATAAAGTTTTAAAAGGTATTTTATCTAAATCAGGATAATCTAAAAGATATTTTGATGTTCTTTGATTTAGTTTAATATTAGGATAATCATCTTCTTCTGTAAATAAACTAATTCTGATGTCATCATCGTTTAGGTCTAATTCTATAATAGCTTTGCCATCTTTACTATTGTATATTCTTTTATTAGAAGGAACATCAAATTTATCTAAAGCAACTAATAGTTTTTTAACATCGAATGGAATATTTGTATTAAGTAAATCCAATCTTAATTTTTCTCTAATACGAGCTGTTATTGTTTTTCTGTCTTGATTAGAAAATTTATCCAAATTCTTTAACAAATCAGTCATATCAATAATATCAGGAACTTCAGCTATTGCTGTTGCTATTTGAGGATATTCTGGTAAATATTTTGATATAAATTCAACATTATCTATATCTAAAAATAATTGATTACCTTGTCTAGCTATTAAATATTGCTTTTTATCATTAAATGAAAGTTGTGCCCATTGTCTAATAGATAATGCTCTGTTTTTATAAACATTATTTGCTTTTTCAGTGTTAGAAAGAGGAATATATTTTAATATATTTCTAGCATTAGGAATTTCTTGTAACCAAGGAATTCTATTATTTAATTCAGACCAGCTAAAAGGTCCTTCCATTCCTGGGCTATTATTTCTATTTGTGAATTTATATTCTCCGTCGTTTAATACTTGTATAGCTACAAAACTTAATTTATCATTATCTGATAGAGCATTATTTTTGGCTAGATAAAATGTTGGTTCACCTGTTCCATATCTATAATTTCCCCAATAACTACCCCCTGGTCTAGTTATACACCATCTTTCTCCTTCACCATAAGTAATACAGTTACCTTGTTTAGCACCATTCCAAATAATAATATTACCCTCATGATATACTACATCTGGGGTGTCGTCTTCTTGTTCTTCTTCATTTTCTATTTCAGCACCTGGTGAGCTTGTAACTATTTTAATTAATTTTCCTAAAGAATATTTAAATAGATCTGGTTCAGTCACTCTAGATGAATTTTTTAAAACATCAAAACGTTCAATATATTTTTTTAATTGTTCGTCTGTTATATTAATATTTAAATCATCTGCTTCATCTTTAAACTTATCCATTAATTTAGTCATAATAGAAGGAGCATAGGCTTCATTTAGCTCATTATCCCAGTTATGAATAACATGTAATATAAATTTATCTATTGGTCTCATTCAATATCAGTTTATTTAAGTTTAGGACGTAAATCTGTGTTTACTCTATCTATTAAACTTTGAATACTTTCATCTGGGAAATTGGTAATTCCTTTTTCTGATATAAAATTTTTTATAAAATCAAATGTAAGATTATTAATATCAATAGCTGTTGAACTTATAAATGTTCTTATAGGCATACCTCCAGATCCTGGATTGTATAGTGCTATTTTTAATTTTCCATTATCTGATAGAGTTGCTGTTAAAGATCCACTTTTATTAGAAACAGTTCCTATCCCAAAAATAGAATCTGAATCTGTTTCTTTAGAACTAGAATCTTCACCATATTTTACAGATGAGAAACCATCATTATCTTCATTAATTTTATTTAGTTTGGATCTAACTATAGTTCTTATAGCTTCTCTTAATTGTGATTTTTTCATATTATAGTTTAATTATTTTGTTTTTCCCCAAGAATCACCTTTGCCTTTATCTTTACAAGCTGCTGGTGTTGGTCTACAAGATGGGTATTTTGAGCGTTGTTCGCCTGCTTTCCGTCCACATGATTTACATTTACCATCTCGACATGTATTGCAATCTACCCATCCACCTTCTTTACCTGGTGCTCCTTTACGTTTAAACCAAGTACGAAGTGTTTCTTTTTGTTTTTCATTTAATTGACCTAATTGTTCTTTAACACCTTTCCAAATATCTCCTTGACGACATCTAACAATAGCACCAGATTTATAAGCAGATGGTTTATCGTATTTACGATCAGCAATACGTTTACATCTATCTGCTTTTTTCTCAGATAATATTTCGTTTAGTATATCAGTTAATTTGATCATAATTTGATTATCTTAACAAGCAAATTTCCTGTACCCTTTATTACTCTGTGGTACATGTGTTTAGGTATAAATATTGGTTTATTTAGTACTATAGGAAGAGAGTCGTCTAATTGTAATGACCAATCAGTTGACTCTAAAGCTTCTACTATTCTATCTTCATTATCACGATGCCACATAAAATTAATGATATCTGTTTTATCACTAAATTCTCGAATTATGTGTTTATCTGTTACTTCTATATTTTTGTATGGATCTATCATAGCCCTAATTTTTTTAATTGTTTGATAGTATCGGGAGTATTATTATATAGTATGCCTATACCACCAGCGTTATTCCAACTATCAATTGTTTCTGGTTTATCATCAATTAATATTTTGTTTTTATCTGAATAGTGGTGTTTTTCTTTGGCTCGTTTAAATATTACTTTTTGGTCAGGCCCTATTTCTTGATCAATCCATCCTCGTTTTCCTTCTTCAGAGCTTTTTTCTCGTGATGGAGCAGATAAAATTATGGGATCATATTGTTTAATATAATTCCAAAGTGCTTTACCTCCAGACATCCAATCTAAATTTAACCAAAAATTAGAACCAGCATCAGATATGGGTTTCCAAAATTTAGCATCTCCTTTAGTATGTTTTCCTCCTAAATCAATACCAGTTAATTCTTTATAACCTTTATCAAAGTCAGCTAAAACACCATCCATATCGCAGTATATTTGATATTGGGGTGCTTTAATTTCATTTAATAAATCTATTAATTTAATCATTTATATTTGTCTGTAACTTCTGTGTTTTTATATGGGTCTATCATTAACTGAATAGAGGTTTTAATAAGGCTCCTATTTTGGTTGGGTCTTTTGTTACTATAGATTGTATTAATTCGCTAGATATATCAGGTGCTAAATTTTTAATTAACGATATTGTAGGTTCAATTTGTTTAATATCCACAGCACCATATATAGACATTAAAGTTAAAACTACAGCTTTAATAATTTTAGCTATTTTTTCTCTTTTAGTTTGATCAGCAATAAATGGTTTTAATATATATTTAATTGGTGTGTCTATATAATTATCTATTTCGTCTGTTACTTTTCCTATAACTTGATACCATTTAGGGTCTTTTTTCTTTAATTGAATTCCTGATTTTTTAGCTATAGTTTCTATAATTCTAGTTATAGCACTTATTATACCTGGTAGAGCAAGTACTAAAGATACTGTTCCTATTATTTCATTTTTAGGAGCGTTTTCTAAAGCTTTTTGAATTTCATCGTCTAAAAAATTTAATGATGATATATCAATTTGATCTTCATTAATTTCTTTTAATAAATCAGTTAGTTTAATCATTACCAATATCCGCTAAATGTTGTTTTAAATCCTAGCATTTTGGCGTAGCGTGGTAAACGACAAGACCAATATGATGCTTTAGTTCTATCTTTTTTATTTTTACAATCGTGACGAGCAGCAAATGCTTGACGTGCTTTTGAATTATTTAATTTAGCTGATAATCCTGTTGTATCACCAAATGATACTTTTTTAACTTTGTCTCCGTCTTTAACGTAAACATAGAATTTTTTAGAACCACCACGTTTAGGTTTACCAATAGATACTTTTTTACCTTTAAATTCGGCTTCATCTATTTCTTGTGATTCATGTAATTCTATTAATTCGTCAAGTGAAATAGGATAATCTAAAGGTACTCTTATACCTTCGTAAATACCATATTCACCTAAATTTGATTCTAATAATTCAGCATCATCTTCTACTACAGATAATAATCCTTCATTATATAATGCTCTAGCTTCTCTAACTAAAGCCATGTAGTTAGAAGATAAAGGTCTATAAATGTTATGTATTAACATTCTACCTTCTTGTATGTGATAACTTAGTCCTTCAGAAAGTAAAATATTATTTTTACCTTCGTTAAGCATTAATTTAGGACCATTACATCCACAGTCGTCAATAGGAGTTATATTATTCATATGTTATTATTTAGCGTGCCACCAATTACAACAGTATTCATCAGCAGGAGCAGGAATTTTAGCATCACCGTCGTGCCATTGAAGCCAATATTTGTTATTACATAAATTACCTTTTTCAACCCAATATTCACAATTAGCGCACATTGATCCGCCTTTTGTTACTCGCATTCCTGGTTGGTGATCGGCTGGGTATTCTGTTTCCCCTTCCTTTAATAAATCAGTTAATTTTATCATCTTGTATAGTTTCTGTTGCTTCTTTAATTTTTTGAAGCTTCTCCAAAATTTGTTGTTTTAATTGAATAGTATCTATCCCGTTACCAACCCAATTTTGAATAGTTCCATCTTCCATAACATACGTACCATTAACTAGATCATCTAAAAAATCATCTAACCCATTTGATGTAGTATCAGCAGCATAACGAGCGTTATTCATTATCATGTTGCGTTCATACTCTTCGTATTCTCCCTTCATTTTTAATTCACTTTCCATTTCAGTAACACAATGTAAACACATTTGATGAATGTTATACATTCTTTTATCTAAATGATGATTCATAGGTGTACCGCAATTAGGACATAATAAAGGCATAGCTAACGAAGCTGTTTTTCTTACATTACGCTTTATACCATTTTTAATGGTCCACGTACGCCCATTTTCTTCCCACACATCTCCATCTTCATGTAATTCATCTGCTTTAGTATAACCTACAGAAGTTATAGTTTTATCATTGTATTTCTTCTGTATAATGTTTCTCATACGTTTTAAATCACGTTCTGAGAATTGTTTTTTTAATTGTGTTTCTTTCATAACTGAGGTTTGTTGTATATTGCAATTATATCCTCTCCATCATTAGCTTCTGCTTCAAATGAATATTGAGAAGGTAAATTATTTTTTATGTAGGTTGATACTATATTAAATCTTCTTCTATCTAAAGGTACTATATAGATCATAGTAAAATCAGGCGTACGTTTCATAAAATCTAAAGTAATAGCCATTACAGTAGCATTAATTTGTAACGGTTTTCCTTCTTTAGTGTCTTCATAATTAGTACCTAAAGGTCTATTTGTTGTATGATATACTCGTTCATATGTGCTTTCACCATCTGGTTTGAATGCTACGGTATAATCATTATTCTCTGTTTTAAATCTATATTCGTTGTATTTACCTCCTATATATACAAATGGTAAAGCTTTACTTAAATCGCTACCTAATTCAATAACTAAATGTTCAAATAAATTAGGTTTAGCTTCAGCAAAGTTACGCATAATAATAGCGGCTCTAGAATTTGCTTCATTTTCAATATCACTACCTGTTTTACCATCACCGGGATTTAAACGTCCAGTAACATCTTGTTTGTAATGAACTAATTCATGAGCTAATGTTCTAAAAATATCGGCAGGATGCCTTTTAGCTATTACTATTTCAATAGATTGGTCTCCAGTAGAATAACCGCCCCAAGATTTTCTTGAGACAGCATCTTCTGATTTGTTTGATAATTTTATATTAGGTAAAGAATCTAATTTAAGTTCCTTCATAACATGTCTCATGAACTCTTTAACCAATTCTTTATTTAATGAAGATTTATTACTCATAATATATATTATATACTATAAATATTTATAAAACTATTCTATCTTACAAGTTGTTGGTAATGTTTCAGTTGCAGGTTTGGCGTCAGGATTTTCTAAGGTATAAATGTCATATATTTTAAGAAACATTTCAAAATTTCGTTCAATTTCATCTATTTCCTTTAATTGCCATCCTTTACCTTGTATTTTCTTACCGCTTTTATCTTCACCACGAGTAGAAGCTTTTAACCATAAAATACCAGTTCGCTCAATTTTTTCATCATGAGTTTCGTTCCATGCTTTAGCGTAAGATGCTAATTGTAAATCCATTGATGTGTGTAATGAATTAGATGTTTTATTATCTAATAACCATAATTGTCCATTTAAACGACATACAATGTCTGTTGTACCTGCGTATTTGTGTTCATCTGAAAATAAATGATATTCTGTCGTTACTAATTCAGGTTTATGTGTATTCCAAAAGTCAGCAAATTTTAAAATCATTTTCCAAACGTCAAGAGAATATTTAGCATTACCCCATTCATCTAACCAATTAATTTCTGCTCCATTTAAAAAATCATCAATAGCAGTGTGCACTTGAGTACCTTCAGCGGCCGCTTTAGATGCAATAATATCTGAATTATGTCCTACATCTTTTAACCAAGAGTGAAAAAATTGGTTTTTAGGGAAATAATTTAAAATACTGGATACAGACGGGTAGTATTCTCCATTTCGTCTATAAAACCGTTGGTCTAGCACGTTAATTTGTTTATTATCTGCGCTATACTCAACGATTCTTTTTATTTTAACGTCTTTTATGACGTTGGCATTTCTGTCGATCATATCAATTCTAGTTTTTTATTTATAAGTGTTGAAAATGTAAGAGGCTGGGTTTGTTCAATTGTATTTAGGAAATTCTCAAATCCTATTTCATTGGCATCTTTACCTCCTAGTTCAACTAAATACACTTCCTTACCATAAGAAAGTAATTTTTCACAATGTTTAATTGCTTCTTTTAAAGCATCATTATCTAACGCAATGTATATTTTTTGTACTTGAGAACCAACTATTTTCTTCATTAATGTTTCAGAAATATCTTTACCAAATAATGGAATAACATTTCGTTTAATAGTTAAAGCATCAAATATACCTTCAACTAATATTAAAGGAGTGTTCCAATTAATATAATATTCCCAACCAATAATGTTTCTACCAGCAGGTGGGTTTTTATATTTTTGAGGTTCGTCTTCGCGATAAGTTCTTGTGCTAAAATAATTTAGAGTACCATATTCATCATAAGAAGGTACTACTATACGATGGTCAAAAGGTCCACTAGGGCAAAAACCAATATTATATTTTAATATATCGTTCTCATTAATACCTCGCTTTTTTAGAAATTTTAAAGCATGTTTGGCTTCAATAGCGGTTATATTATCTAAAGAATCAATATTAAATAAAGGAATAAAATCTTTAGGTAGTGATATAGTTTGATTAGTTTCTACTACCTTGCTTCCCGGTTTAATTAATGCGTTTAGTTCTTGAATGCGGTGAGATGGTGCCTTTATTTTTTTAAATAATGATACAAGTGTTTTACCTTTTTCACCACATACCCAACAATGCCAAGGGTTTTCCTTTTTCTCGTTAGTATGAATTTGTATTTCTAATTTAGGTTTAGAGTGATGGCAAAATGGACAGTTTACGGCTACATTACTACGTGCCGTAGACTTACTCCGTCCTAATACCGCTTCTACAACTGTTAGAACCATTTTCCCTCTTATTCCCTCTTCTTTTATTTCCATTTTTTTATGTTTTCAAACCCTGTAGGGCGAAGGTAATAAAAATTTCTGGGTATTCCAAGCGGGTTAAACTAGATCTTTGCGGAAGAATTTACCTAATATATTATCGTTATAAGAATTGTAGCTAAGTAAGCATTCATTTATACACTGGTAGTGTAATTCGTAATAAGTTAACTCCTTTTTATCTCTACAAAGTTTTAAAATAATACATTCAAAAAATTCAGGACCTAGCTCTTTAACGTCTTGTTGTAATTCTTTAGATGAACCCCAATAAGACCTCCAGTCGCTTTCCTTAATTACTTGCTTTGTAGTCGATTTTCTCCCTCGAGTCACGGGAAGTGCTGCTAATTCTTTTTTCCCCAATTTAACATTGGAAGTATGGTAGAAATATTTCTTACCAATATAGAATTTACCATTAGTAAGATTTGTAATTTTATAAACAAATCCAAAGTAGTCTTGAGGATCAAATTCCTCTGAGTGTAGCCATTTATTTTCCATAACGTTATTTTATTTTATTTATCGTATTTTATAACAAAAGTCATATCTGTATTTTGTGATATAGGTAATGCTTGAGATAATTTAGCAACAGCTAATAAGGTATTATCTTCATTGTATAATCCTATAGTTGTAACATAAGGCTCAAAATATGAAGAAGTTGCAAAATATTTTAATTCAGGTAAAGGTGTATTTAATGATTGTGACATAAAATTACTTCCTGAGAATAGATTATCTTGTAATAATGTTGGATTATAAGATGCATTAAATTCATTATCCTTAACATGACATATTACGTTTTGCTCATAGATTATCACTTCGTTTTGAAACGAAATATTAAAACTTGGTGGCGGTGGAGAATATGGCATATTATTATTTTATTATAATTATTTAACAAATAGTAGTATTTGAAATAACTCCCAAATTACTTACTTGGATAGCTGTTGTTATAGGACCAATTCCTAAATAAGACAATGCAATCCATCTATTATTACCTATAACAGGTACAGTACATGCCTCATTAGAATATAAAATATTTCCTGCACCCAAACTACCCCCAGATAAAATATAATAAGCAGTACTAGCAATTGTATTATAAGCACTGCAAGCTAAATAAGCTTGTGTATAAGTTTGAGCAGGAGTACCTATATATAACACCCCAGCCGGTGGTGGTGTTGTAGATGGTGTTCTACTAATAGTAATAGAAGGTGTTGGTGTTAATGAAATACCCGCTGTTTTACTTGGTGTAACACTTGGTGTTATACTTGGAGTCACACTTGGTGGTGGTGTTAAACTAGGTGTAACAGTTGGTGTAGCACTTGGTGTAGCACTTACACTAGGTGTTACACTTATTGATGGTGTTTTTGATGGTGTTACACTTATTGTTGGTGTAGGAGATAAAGTTGGTGTTGGAAATGGTACATCATCTTGTGTAGCACAACCATACGCCATATCAAATACAACAACAGAAGATGATGTAAATCCACTTGGAAGAGAAATAACATATCCTGCTTCCATTTGAGCTTGAGTTACTCCTGAACCATACAATGTTAACCCTGAGCTACCTGATAAGTAGACATCGTATGGTCCATTTGCTGTTCCTTCTTGATAATATATATAAAAGTCTGGCATTTTTAAATGTTATTAATTATTAACAAAATGTTGGGAATCCTGCAAAATCTAACCCATCCCAATATCTAACTATAGTTCCATCTGAATAATACCCTGCTGGAGCTAAAATTGTTCCTCCTGCATCTGTATACAATGCTGACATATTATTTAGGTTTGAATTATCTGAGTAGTAATTACTATAAGTTAAATCAGTACATGCACGGAATTCATTAGTACCATAACCTAATGATACTAAAATTAAACCTGCTGGTTGTGATGTAGACGGTGTTATACTCGGTGTAGCTGTTACTGTTATACTAGGTGTTGCTGTTGGTGTAGGGAACGGCGTTGGTGATACATTAGCTGTTACTGACGGTGTTATACTTGGAGTAATACTAGGTGTAACAGTTGGTGTTATACTTGGTGTTTTAGTTACACTTGGTGTAGCAGTCATTGTTGGCGTAAAACTTATACTAGGTGTAGCCGTTGCTGTTGGTGTAATACTAGGTGTTATAGATGGTGTTCTAGTTATACTTACACTAGGTGTTACACTAGGTGTAGGACATGGGTTAGATGTCTGACATGTAGCACAATCTGGGTATCCTAAATTACCACTCCATGTTAAAGTTGCAGTTAATTCAATATTACTATTTATAGTAAAACATTCACCTGTTGTTGATGTTACAACTGAGCCTATAAATGCAGCAGATATTACCATTGCTTCTTTTCTAGAATCACAACAACTTATTGCCTGACGAATAGCTAATGGTGATGAAGTTGATGGTGTAATACTAGGTGTAATACTTGGCGTTATACTTGGTGTAGCACTTATTGAAACTGATGGTGTTACACTTGGTGTTCTAGAAATTGATATACTTGGTGTTACACTAGGAGTAGCACTATTTGTTGGCGTTATACTTGGTGTAGCACTTATTGAAACTGATGGTGTTACACTTGGAGTTGTACTAAGAGAATTACCAGGAGTTACACTTGGAGTTGCACTTATCGAGATCGAAGGTGTAGCTGTTGGTGTAGCACTTATCGAGATCGAAGGTGTAATTGATACACTTGGTGTTATACTTGGTGTATTACTAATAGAGATCGAAGGTGTTACACTTGGTGTTATTGATGGTGTTGCACTAATAGATATACTTGGTGTAACCGTTGGTGTAGCACTTGGTGTTGCACTGATCGAAATTGAAGGCGTTGTACTAGGTGTAGCCGTGTTTGTTGGTGTTATAGACGGTGTTCTAGAAACAGAAATACTTGGCGTTACAGATGGTGTATTACTAATTGAAATCGTTGGTGTTAAACTAGGTGTTATACTTGGAGTCACACTAAGTGAAATCGAAGGCGTTACACTTGGAGTAGCACTTGGTGTAGCACTTATCGAGATCGATGGTGTTACACTTGGTGTAGCACTTGGAGTAGCACTTGGTGTAGCACTTATCGAGATCGATGGTGTTACACTCGGTGTAGCGCTAATCGAAATTGAAGGTGTTAAACTTGGTGTTATTGAAGGTGTTACACTTGGTGTTGCACTGATCGAAATCGATGGTGTAATCGATGGTGTAATCGATGGTGTAGCACTAATTGAAATCGAAGGTGTTATTGATACACTTGGCGTTAAACTAGGTGTTCTACTTATACTAATAGTAGGAGTAGGTGTTACAGTTATTGATGGTGTTACAGATATAGTTGGTGTAACAGTTGGTGTTGGTGGTGGTAATTCTACAATTCCTATTTCAAATTCACATTCTGGATCTGTTACATTTACGGTTATACTTCCTGTACCACTTCGTAAAGGAGCACAATAAGAACCAGTAACTAAAAATGTATAAAATGTTTGATATATTCCAGTTCCTAAACCGGAGAAAGACATAGATACAGTGTTACTAGAACCCGTACTAAAAAATGATATATCCCCTCCAAATAAAGTAATAGACTGATTTACTAATGTATTACCTCTTAAATCATCATTTAATAAAGGATTAAACGAGAATGTTGCTGGGTTAGGATAATCACTTCTTATAATTGTGTAAGTATCATTATAAGCAACTGGGGGTAATACAAATAAGGTTTGAAAGTTTTGATCTGTAATTACTATTGTACCTTGCTCATAAAAAATATTACCCACATGAGCTGGTGGGTTACTATTAAAGTTATCATAAACATTACCTTTACCATCATCATAGAAATTATAGGCAGATGATGACATTTGGAAAGTATAAGGTAATAATCTACTTCCGTATGATTTAGGTGATATTTGAATTACTTTTATTGTTTCATTTGCGCCTGTAGGAAAATTAGAAATAAAAGCAGGGTCATTATTATAGTTAAAATATGAAGCAGTAGGGTGACTACTGCTAGCTGACTCATAGTATAATGATGATGCTAAAGAAGATGTATTTAAACTACCCGAAAAATCATGGTAGAATAATTGATTTATTTGTCGGTAAGTTAATCTATCGTATTGCCCATTAGTTATATAATCCCCATTAGGATTAAATAAATCTACTGCATTTATACCATTATAATACGAAACATAAGGGTCATTAGTTGGAACTGGACAATAGTTAAAGTTCCAACTTTTATTTGCTACAACAGGTACTGTTATAACATCCGAAGATTTTAACTTTTTGAATGAACCCATTTATTAACATTTGTTATTGATTGAATTAATAATCTAATTTTACTTGAATTAATGCTTCTTTTGTAAAATCTTTTACTAATGGTCTACTTAATTTAGCAACAGCTAATAACTCATTTTGATCATTATACATACCAACAGTGGTAATATATGTTTGAGGATTATTAATTAATGTAGTATATATTAAGTTACCATTAGCATCAATAATAGATGGGTTAGTAGTATAATTGAAATCCTGGTTTTTAACTCTAGTAAAGAATAAATGAGAAGAAACACTTTCTTCAGACTGCAATGCAAAATAAGAACTACCAGACATTATTTGATATATTCCTGTTTGAATATTATTATTTGTTCCAGGTGCATTTACTGTAGGGTTATAAGCTATACCTCCATCTACAATAGATTTACTTAAAGCTGTAGGATTTAAAATAATAATATCACTATCTGGATATAAATAACCATATATAGAAGCATTAGTAGCTGCTGTTGCTGCTGTACCTGTACTACCTGAAATTAATGTGTAATATAAAGTACCAGCTGTTGTATAATTTGTTGTACTTGATATTTGACTATTATCTGTTAAAGAAATTTCATTTACTCCATTTTTAAGTTTTAATGTCATTGAACCTGGTTGGATATGTTCTTTATATCTGTTTCGAGCAACGTTTATAATATAAATACCATTTGGGTTATCATTATTAAACTCAAAACTACCACTTTCAGTTCCTAATAATAATGTTCTGTATTGACCATATACTACTCTAGAAGTTGTAAGTGATGAACCATCAGGTAAAACAGTTGTAACTCCACTATTTATATAACTAGAACCACTTCCATATTTGTTACCATATTGGAGAGCCATCTGAACTGACTCAGTAGTAGAAGTTAAAGCTCCCGGGTAATTGGAATAAACATTTAAGTAAAATGAGCTTGTAATAGCACTAGAAGTGAAAAATGTTGATAATACATTTTCATCACCACTCCACATTGGCCTTACAATAGCTTCAGTACTTACTACAGAATCTTCTGGGGTATATCTTACGAATGACATATGTTATTATGTGTTTGATTTTGTTATTGTTAATGGTATTGTTATTCTAGCTCCACTATCTCTACCCAACACAGTAATGGTAGTTGTAATTTGATTTAAATTAGAACCAAATAACGTATTAATTGTAGTACCTGTTAATGTAAACGAAGTACCTATAATAGTTTGACTTAATTGTGAACCTACTGTTGATGTAATACCTGTTGGTGTAGTTTCAGAACCAGCAACCCCAGTAGCTGAGAATGTGGATAAGAATCTAACATCAGCAATTGTAACAGCGTATCCATTTGCTTCAAATGTACTAGTAGCCCCTAAATAATTCAATGTTTGAGGAGTAATTGTTAAAGTAGCTCCTTGTTTTAATGATATACTGTTATAACCAATATTGATTACAGGTAATTTAGATGTACCTCTAGGTAAAGTTGCTAACTTATAAATCATTATTTGAGTATCATCAGGAAATGCTTCCATTACAGGCATAGCTTCAATTGCTTGTCCGTAAAAAGCTGACCCTGATGGGTGTTGTGGGTTATACAATGTATAATCTACTTCGTCGTCTGCCAAAGAGAATTGCGTGATTCTAAATGAACCATCATTTCTAGCTAATAGTTCTCTTCCTTTAGCTGTTAAAATAGCGTCTACTGTTACAGTATTGTTGTTTAATATAGCCATTATTAATTAATTATTTGTTTATAAATATTATATATTTTAATTTCTTTATTGAATTAAATTGATTCCGGCATCAATTAATTGTTGTTTAGTGTTAACTGTTATGACATCTATGTTATTTAAAACATCCAATGATAAATTTTCTGGGATGGAGAATCCATAAGAAGTTTTTCCATTAGGTTTAATTAGATTAAGTATGATGTTAGTTTCATCATTTATACGTTTTAAAAATACTAGTTTATAAAATTTATTACAACTATCCCCAAAATAACCACTAATATCTTCTTTTACATTAATATAAACAATCCCATTACCTGTAAGATCTCCTGAATATATTACATTATTAACTGTATATTCTAAAAATGGACCATTTTCATCTATTACTTGAACTATAATTTTATCGTTTTCTTGTAATATTAATGGGTATAAAATATCTCCATACTCTTGATACAAATCAGCATATGATGAAGATACTAATGAATCTAAAGGATTAAATATATAATTAGCACTAAAGAAAGGTGATAATTGAGGTGATAGATAAAATGTATTAGATGCTTGGCTCACACATATAGAGGATGTTGATACTAATAAAGAATCATTAGTAGGGACTACTTTCAACACACTATCTGTTCTATTATAATTACTTAAAAGAGAAGCAGTTACTATATCTTCATTTGATTCTATAAAAAATCTAAACCCAATTTTATCACCTACTGTATAATCAAATTGATTAATTTCTACTAAAGTACTTCTTTCAAATGTTAAAATTTGTGGTTGGGGACCTGAAAAAGGTTCTGATATAAAACTATATTTAGGTGAAGGTTTTGGAGGTAACCCACTTCTTACCCAAACTGGTTCTAACTGGATAATATCTAACCCTCCAAATTGACCTGATAAATCAGTTTCATCTATACCCGAAAAATACCCAGTTACATTATAAGCAGCAAATACAGTATCTGCTGTTAATAATTCTATACTTATAGGATCTGGGTTTACACCATCATAGGTATATAATCTATATCCGTTTAATAAGGTTTTATTTAAAGAAGGGTTAGCTATATATTGGATGTTTCCTCCGTCAAAATTAGGAAGAGAAGTTAATATTCCATCATAATAGTCATTTCTCATTTTAGCTGTTAACGTCTGAGTAGCCCCATTTATTACACTTGTTGCACCTACAGAATCCTCTTTCCATAGCTGCATACTAGCTGTAAATTGAGAATTTAAAGGACCATTTACAAGAACACTAAAATTATATGTAAACATATAGTCTCCCTCAGATGATAAAGTATAATAGGAAGATGTTAAATCATTACCAGTATTAGGGCCCGTTCCTGGGTTAAAATATATTCCATTATTTGAATTTAAAAGAGGTAAATTAAATAAATTCCAAACTTCATGTTTTCTTCCCGATCCTAAAAAACTAGAAGAAACATATTCTGTAGTAGGATTTGTACCTCCTGCTACTAAAAGCCCTCCAGATGGGTATATTGTAAAGAATCTGTCAACAACAGATGAATTACCTCCACCTAGAGTATTAAATATAGCTTGTGATGTATAACTTGCAGATTCAGTACCATACATGTAAAAAGTAGGAAAGTAAGAATATCCACTTTCATAAATAATCTTATTACCATTAGTTTGTACTTGATTTGAATATTGTTGAGTGTTAAATAAAGACACATTCAACGTCTGCCCAGCTGTAAAAGTATTTTGAACTTCTTGCCAGTTTCTATTTCTTTGGTTTAATTCAGTAAACCCTCCTACATCATTAACTAAATATTTTAATTTAACATTTGATTTATATGGTAATATACTATCTACAACTTCTGTAAATAATCCTATTTTTTTAGTGTTATGTCTAATAACTGGAGATTGACCATATGCTACATCTCCTGGAGTCCATATATTATAAAAAGTACTATATAATTGAACTCCATTGTATCTTGGATTTGTATATGCTTGTAAACTTAAATATGAGTCTTGTAAATCAACAGATTCTTCAATAGAATAAGATGTAAAAACTCTACCTAAACTATCAGCTGACATAATAGGGGTTAATTTTTTTCTAAATTCTGATTTTAAACTTTTACTTACATTATTAAATAAAGCATTAAAACTTGAATTATAAAAGAAATTCTCATAAAATGGAGCATCATAATTTAATATAAAATCAGTATTACCACCCATAAATCCAGGAGGTATTACTCCCGCAGTGTTATTAACTAGATATGGGTTAATATTATTTTCTTCAAAATAAGCATAAGTATCAATAAATGAACCTGTAATTTCACCATTATAATAAGCTACTTTATCTCCAGCTAAGTATTCATAGTATGGATCATATATAGGAATTATAGCAGCGCCTGTTATAGCACCATCTAAATCTATCTGTACATTAGCTACAGGTCTAGCTTCTGGTACTTTAGGGCGTTCTAATACTGGTGATTTAATAGATACCCCTGTCCAAGTATTACCTCTAGCAGGAGTAAAATCTTTAACCATTTTAAACAATGAGTTGTCAAAGAATTGAATCAATCGAATAAACCCAGCATAGTCAAATCCTTCATTTGGGTGTGTAAATGTTTGACCAAACCAAAAATCTCTTTGGTATGATAAAGAAGGATATGTGTCTAAATATAAAGCTTGAGGGTAGGCTATATAGTCATCTATAACCCATGATGGGTTAGAAGCAGCTATAGAAGCAGATACAGCTTCATCTATTTGTGTTTGAGGTGAAAACGATACATCAATAAAATGTAAATCTTGACTTTTAATTGCTCTAGATGATGTTGTAGTTGTTTCAAATCGTTTTATAGGAGATAAAATACTTCCTGTAATATTATTAGAACCAATTGATATTTTATCAACAGTATATCCTTTTAAATCTTGATAATCATTTGTCCCTCCATATTCTTTAATAGGAAGGATTGAACCTGTAATACCAAATAAAGTAATTAAGCCTTGTAAACCACCATGTGCACCTTTACCTTTAAATAGATAAGGTAAATTGTGATAAATTCTTTTATAAGTATCTAATACTAAATCTTTTCTAGGTACGTTATTTAAGAAACTACTTGATGGAGAGTAATCATCATTAAAATCAACACTACCACTAAATCCACCTACATTATAATCTAATACACTTTGGTTACCTTGAGAATTATATAGTTTTACCCCAAACGATTGTAACCAATTATATACTAAATCTTGAGATATCCCTTCATTTAGATTATTATTATTATCCCATACATCAGTTAATTTATCTATATAAATCCAAACATTATCAAAATATTGACCTATCATTTCGACAAATACAATATATGGTAGATAATTGTCTGGGTCATCTGTTATATATGACGGTATAGTATTAGTTAATATGTCTTTATTATTTAAATCAAATTCACTAGCTACTTCAACAGTATCATTATACCAAGATTGAACTATAGCTGATGATGAAGCATATAGTGTGTATGGTTTAGTTGTATTTGATTTTGGATAAGGAGCAGTATTATAAATAAAATATGAACCAGTTTCTAAAGTATATGTTACTATACTTGAAGTTAAAGAACTAGAAGTATAATATAAATAAGTTTCAAACCCATCAAAACTAGCTATAGTTGTATTTAAACTAGAACTTGCTCTATTTATTTGATTTACTAAAGATGCATTACTAGATGTTAAAGGTGAAAGAGTACTAATTTCAGATTGATATCCTTCAATTTCACCTATTTTATTTAAAAAATTATTTACTCTACTTGTAGCTGAGCTATAATGGATAAATTCATTAAATATACTATAATCTATATTTATATTTACATTTTGATTAGCTAATGAATTTAATACTGCTTGGTAAGATGAACCTGTAAATGATGTTACTAATTGATTTAAATTACTATATTGTGTTGGTACTACCTCTTTAATTTCTAAATCAATGTCAAAATTAGGGCCTTTTAAGAAAGGTTGAGGTAGAGGAGTTGTTAGTTTATCTAAATTAAGATCAAATACATAAGGAGTAACTATTTCTTCTACAATCCAAAATGTAGATCTTAAAGAAACATTAGCTGGTAGTGGTTCGTATAGTTTAAATAATATGCTAACATTACCTGTTTGGTCTACTTCACTTACTATATTTACTGCTATTACTTGATTATTATCACCAAAATTTAAAATAACATAGTAATAATAAGGAACATCAAGCTGTTTATTAGCAAAATTTTCAGCTATATCAATTAAAGCCTCATCAGTCAATTCAGTAGAATCAACTCTTAACTCAGTTCTATCTGTTGATATTTGCTGAATGAATAATTGATTGCTGAATGGTTCGCCTGATACTTTTCTAAAAAAGTTATAACGAGCAATTACCTCCCCAGATTCATATCCTAAATCTTGTATATCCTTAATAGGATCTATTTCAATATCAGGTAATAAGCTTTGAGAATAAGCAGAATTAGATGGTAATTTATATGAATTATAGTTATAATCAGAATTTAAAACATTACCTCCCTGATCAAATACAAAGTATTCAATATAATCAGATGGTAAACCAAATGTTTCTTGTTGTATTATAGGATTAAGAAGTTGTTCTTCCTGAGGTGTATATCTGTTTATACGCTCAGTATCTATAACTTGTCCTACTATTTTAATATTATCTGCCATTAACTATTTGATTATTGTATTCGACCTGTTTGGGCTTCCAATGTAGCATTAGTTGTTTCAGCCTCCAACAATTGTTGTCTTAGATCTGTTATTTCCTGTAGTAATGCTTGTACTTCACTATCATCTGCTATTCTTACTCCCAAATACTCCGCTTCACGTTCTAAAATAAATCTATGAGAAGCTATATCTCCTTCTCTAGGTATTTCAGTGAATAATTCATCATATAATTCAAAAAAATTCTCTAAAGTAGTATCCGGAGTAGTAGGAGGAACAAAGTTAAGTTCACTAAATTGAGTATTAATTACTTTAGCAAACGTATCTTTATCATAAACTAAATTCCTAATTGGGATTACTTCAGCCATTATTTATTAAGTTTAAAAATATATGCGTTATCATAAACAACAGACGAACCGTTTGCGAATGAAGATTTTATTAATATTTTATAATATCTTTCAGGTTGTAACCCAGCCATATACATGTCAAAATAATTTCCTGACCCATCGCAACTTAATTTAGTACAAGTTGGGTCAAAATCTATAACATATTCACCTGTGTTTAAATCTTGTAAAGCCCAGTATGAGCTTGAAGGTAATGCTTTATTTAATGTATAAACAGATACAGTTGTAAACTGTCTAGCAGGATATATATCTCGAGCATTTACTCTAAATCTATAAACATCATCTCTATTATATTTACCTATATTATTACCTAATGTAATAGCTATATTCTCATTAGTTAAAACAGATAATGAACCCGTATTATATACACTATCATCCCATTTAATTTCTAATTGAGGTAAATATATTGTATGAGTATCTCTAGAGAAATATTTTAATGAAAATGATGATGAGGTACTAAATTCATTATTACCTCCCATTTTTAATAGGAAACCATCATTTTGTATAGTGTTACTATTATATACATTAGTAATATTAGTTACATCTAAATTAATATCTTTAGTTTGATTTATACCGAATGTTTGAGCACCGGCGTATGTAAACCACCACGTACCTCCACCAGGATTTGTAGATTGAAAAGATGCTGTTGAATCTGTATAAAAACTAGCAGTTAACCATTCATTAGTATTATCTCTATTTACCCAAGTAGCATTTGTTTTTTCATATGGGTCATATAAAAAACGTCCCGTACCTTGTTCCCAAGATTGAGATACACTATAACATTCTAAAGAATAAGTATCAGGTAAATTTGAAGCGTCTGCTAAATATAATCTTAAAGAGGCTGAATATAGACCATTTGATGAAACTATAGGAGTTAAAGAATTTATACTTTCTGTATTAACTGTAGGTAACACTATATTATTTAATACTTCATCTATAGTACTAGTAGGAAATTTTATTAATATACGAGATGCATAAGGAGTTGAACCAGCTAACAAAGAACTTTCATTAGAAATTTCCAAGATCTGATCCAATCCAGTATTCATGTCTGGGTATTTTGAGTAAATAGTTGTATCCTTTTCAGGGAATATCTTGTAGACTGCCATTTATGTTACTTGTTTATTATAAATATAAAGTTGTTAAAAAGTTACAACTCTACCTTGAATGTCTAATTCAGGATATCTTATTTCAAATATAGAAGGATCTAATGAAGGATATAAAATTCCATTTTGAATAGCACCGGCTACATCATAGCTGTATGGAGAGTAATTTCCACCTGATTTGTTTATAAATTCTATTTTAACTACAGATTGTACTCCTTTTATTTGGAGTAAAACAGCATTAACGTTAGATATGATAATAGGTTGATTTACTTGCCATTTATCTATATCAAAATAACTTGTAAGAGCAGCTATACAATCAGTTAATATTTGATTATTACTTAAACCAGGTATAACTGTTATATCAAAATTTAAACCTAAATTTATGTAAAAAGCATCTTTAATAGTAATAGCATCTGTAACCATTCTAAATGGCTCCATGTATTCTTTCAAATTCGCTTTTAAATTTAAAGTAGCATTTTCTAATTTTTTAGTAGAGTTATATGCTAACACATACATTGAAAGTGCAAGTGGATTATTATCTATTAAGGGGTCGTTTCCTGAATTAACAGATAAAGCAGAGGCTTGTTCAACATATACTTTAGATATAGTACCAAAATCAGAAGGCATACTTAAAGCACGACTCATATAATCGTCTTTAGTTACAGCTCTTAATTGAGCTGAGAATGCATTTAGCGTGTTTAAACGTATTTCTTCTACAGTATCACCACTCCTGCCACCTGTAGCAGGTATTGGATTATTCGCGATTAAAGTCGCCAAAGACGCATTAGTATACACGGGGTTTGAAGCCACTATACCGGCATTTGAATTAATAACGGTAATATCATTAGCAGATACATTTGATGTTACACCACCACCTGAAAGATATTGGACTGTTAATGTTATATTTGAAGGAACAGTACCATACTGTTTAGTATAAAACACAGCTGATTGGTTGTAGTTATTAACTAAATCAGAAGTATCAACTGAAGGTATTAAACCTAACTGGATATTATCTGGTGTTGGTATAATAACATCATCGTTATCATTTACGTACATACCTGATCCAAATTGTAACTCTACAACATCATCAGTTCTAATTCTAGATACATATCTGTTAGGAGTTTCTAAATAACTTAAAAGATAAGGTACTTGATTAGCTGAAGGTCCTGTGTTTGTTGTTCTATTAATTATATTAGATTGAGCTAAATAAGGCACTTCATACCATTGACTACCATCACTTCCTGTGGCTTGTAAAATTTGTAAAAAGTTTGGATCATTTATTTCAACTGAGTTAAATTTTAAAGGTGCCCCAAACGTAAATGTTTGGGTTTGTAAAGTAGCCGATATAGCTCTAACAGATTTTTTAAATAAGTAATTATTACCATCGTATAACGTTATTTCAACTGACTCTGTTTTAGAGAAATCAACTGGATCTAATGTTAAAAAGTCAGTACTATTAGATACTGAACGTAAAGATAAATTTTCTGGTATTATTAAAGCATAATCTAAGTTAGGTTGTCCTGCTACTATTGGAATTCTTTGATAAAAATCAATTGTAGTAACGGCAGCATATGACGATTTAGGACGATATCCTAATGAATACGCCATATTTAATAGATTTTCTTTTTCCCTAGCTGTTAATACAAAGTTTTCTTGTATTTGAGTATCAGTATAGAATGACAAAACATCTCCAACATATGAAGACATTTCAATAAACATCGTACCAGGTGAAGCTTCTGAGAAGTCAGTATATGTGTTAGGAAAATAATTTCTAGCAAACTCTATAAGAGATGCTTTATATTGAAGGAAATTCTTATTTAAATAAGATATATTTTTTTGTTCGGTCATTATACAAAGTTAACTGTTATATTATCGGTTTCTCCTGAAATTAGTATTACGTATGCTATTTTTACAAGTAATGTATTAAATGACTCATTAGGTTCTATTAATAATTCAATATTTTGAATTGATACTTCTGGTATATATACACCTACACTATTAATTATATCTTCTCTAACATTATTTAAAGTGTCTTCTGTCATCTGTCCAAATAGTTGACTTCTTAAAGTAGTACCAAAATTTGGATTTTCTATTCTTTCTCCTTTAGAGGTTAATACTAAATTAACTACATTAAATTTTATTTGCTCTCTTGTAGAATATATACTATTAAAAACCCCTGGAGCATTAAATGGCAAACCAACACCAATAGCGGTGTTGACTTGAAAATCTCTCGGGTCAACTCTAGTACTTCTAACGTAAGCCATTACTGTACACTTCTAAAATTATTTAAATCAGCTGGGTTTGATCTCATTTCAGCTGCTACTTGAGATAGTAAATCTGAGTATACTGCTTGTTTTTCACCGAATGTTTTAGGTGGTTCTGGTTTCATAGCATCTGCTATGCCCATTTTTTCCATTAAACTATTTCGTAAAGCAGGGTTTGTATTACCAGTATTAAAATTCATAGTAGGCCATGCTTCATTAGTATTAGTTGAAGGTGGTGGTGTATAAGGTAAACCATATGAAACAGATTCACTAAGTTTTTGTTTACCTAACTCTGCTAATTCTTCTTTTAAAACCTCTCTTACGGCTTCTTTAATAAGGGTTTTTAATTCATTTGTTTTCATATCAATAAATATTAAGCTTCAAGTCTTCGTTTGTCAATTTCTAATTTTAATTCATCAATTAGAACCTCAGGATCTAATGTAAATGACGGTTCTGATTGTAATGCTATAAATCCACTTCGGTCTAAAGCAACAGCATATCTTCGTTTATTACCAGCTACTATAAATCTAGGATCATCTTCTTCTAATATAGAGAAAGTAAATCCATTATATTCAACTCCAAGTACAGGACCTAATCCTCCATCTAACCCAGCACCAGAAGTTTCTAATAAATCTCTTGCTTCTTGTGGTGTAACATTCGGATCATCTAGTATTTTACCTAATGGAAGTAATCTAGAACGTTCATATTGAATAGTTGATTTAAATCTATTTAAAGTTCCTATTGCAATCTGTAACAGTATGTTAAGAGATATTATTACGGGTGCATATTTTGCTATTGTTCTTGTTGTTTTAATACCAATAGGTGATATCTGATACGGTGTATATGGAATAGCAGTTAATACAGATACAGTTAATGATAATATTGTTAAAGTAGTACTTATGGATTTAAGTGTTCTATTAAATCTATTAACCTGGTCTTCTGCTGATTTTAAAGACACTAATGCTGCATCTCTAGCTATTTTTGCTTTTTCTAAGTCTGCTTTAGTAGTTGCATTTCTAATAATGTTATTAGTTTTATCTACTAATTCATTTAATTTGGAAATAGTTTGAGATAATTTATTAACTTGGTTACTTAATATAAAACCAAAAACAAGTATAATAGCAGTAGGACCTTGTGATTTTATTATCTGTAGTAATGCTTTTTTAATTTTAGCTTTGTTTAATTTTATTTTTACACTATCTTTTTTAACTTTTAATCTTTCTTTTATTCGATTAACATCTTTTTTTTCTTTTAAAGGACGTTCCGCAGTTAATATCCCTAACTGCTCTTTAATCTTATCAATTTGTTTTTTAGCACCTTCAACAGCTTTCTTAGCTTTTTCTAATTCTTGCTCTGCTTTTCTTTCTATTTTTCTGATAGCTTCTTTTCTATCATTTATAGTTTTAGCTCGTTGTTCTGGTGTTATATTACTGGCAAGAGCTGCTATGGCTGCCGTTCCTAATGCTGCTACTGCTGCTGGTGAATTTAAATTAGGAAGAGTAGGAGATAAAGCTTTAATAGCATTAGCTTGTACCTTAGCTTTATTATATAAGGCTTCTGCTTTACTATATTGAGCTTCAGCCTTTTGATATAGTGATTTAGACTCATCAAGTGCTTTTTTAGCTGCTTTTATTCTATCTTGGTTACTAGGACTAGCCATTATATTGTATTAGTAGTTTTTGAAAGTAAACTTTCATTAAGTAATGTTTTGTTTAATATCTCCAATTTATCTTGAAGTGCAATAGCAGCATCATTAACAGTATACAAAGGAGTACCTTCAGGTTGCGATATTGTATTCGCTATATTAGATGAAAAATCACTTAACGTTAATATTAAATCAGATAACCACACATTTAAACTACATCCCAACACTAAAGGTTCAGGAGTAAGCGCATTATTATTAGGACCTAAAAATATTTGATTGTCCTGTAATGCTAAACCAACTTTATCACTTTGTAAATAAATTGGTCCTTGTGAGTAAGCTTCAATTCCGGTTTTACCTAATATTAAAACTTCATCTGATTTAGAAGATATAATAGTTCTATCAGCATTTATTATAACCTGGGGATCTGTAAAATCTCTAACGTTAATAGGACTGGTAATATTACTAAACGCTATATTACCTGTATCTAGAGGTATAGATTGATTTGATGTTAAATAGACAGATGATCCATCTTTATTAATATCTTCAACATATAAATCTGAACCTGGTGATTTAAAATTATGTTGAGTTGTTATTAATGTGATGGGGTTATTAGTTAATTCGTTAGGATTAGTAGACCAGGGTGTTAAATCTAAACCACCGGCTTTATTTGTACTACCAAAACGAAGAGAATTTCCAAATCTACCTTCTAATAAATAATCACCTTCAAATGTTTGTAATCCTCTAAAATCTGAGTTTTCATTAAACGAATTATATAGTACTTCTTTATCATCACTTAAAAATAAACCATTAAATTGAGTACTATTCCATGCATTAATTACACTAACATAATAAGTTTCATCTGTTTTGTTAGTAATAGGAGAAGGTGCTGATGGTAAATCCATTAACATGACAATCTCACCAGGTAAAGGGAAATATTTTTGATTAGGATATAAAGGTAAAGCTGTATCTAATTCTATTAATTGGGAATCACTAAGTGATTCTAATGGTAGTTCAGTATCTTCTCTATATTCAGCATATAAAACAGTACCAACACCAGCCCATCCTCCATTATTGATCCAGACTTGTTGAGGAACGCTCTGTTCATCTAATATAACGGCATACACTTTCCCAACTTTATATCCTTGGGCAGCAGTATAATTATTAAAGCCTATATTGGCCGTAATATTAGATAAACCGGCTCTAACTCTAGTCATATGTTATTCTTTAGTTGGTCCTTCTACACCATTACCTATTTCACTTACGGCGGAGAATAATTGCTCTTTTTCTGCTTCACTTAATATAAAACCACCAATGCTGTCTCCTTCACCTAAAGAGGCAGCACGTTGAACTATACTAGCTAGTTTAATTAGTTGTTCATCGTTTTTAACACTAATGTTAAGATAATTTGCAATTAATGGAACTATAGTAAGAGCTGAATGGTTATCTGTAATGAATGGTTTTAGGGTACCTATTAATTCTTTGATTTGTTTTTCCTTTTCTTTAGAATTGGCATAAATATCTTTTAACAAATCGGAGAATTTTTTATTACCCCATATAGTTTTATCAAAATCCATATAAATTTATTTTATTATAAATATAAAAATTAACAAAAATTACATATTAATGTAACTATCTTCATAATATTTATTATATAAATCAATATATATAACCTTTAATTTTTTAATTATTTTAGTAATTTGAGGAGTATCTACATCTATCATTTCACGAATATAAATGTATAGCGCCTTTTTATTAAATATATCCAATGATTCACATTTACGGAATAATTCAACGACAGCATCTGCTGTTTTAGCATCTATTTCTTTAGGAAACAATTTATGAAGATTTTTATCAACATATTTAGTGTATAACGACATAAATTCACTTACACTATAGTCTTGTCCATAGTGGTCGTTTATTATTTCTTCTCGTATAGTTTTATCCTCTTCAATCTCTAATATGTCACCTTTATTTTGAAGTTTTTGGTAATTTTTCTTATTTTTTAAAATTAAATAACGTTTAGCTATAGTTCCAAAATAGGAATAAGCCTTACCTTTAGCAGGCTTATATAATTTAAGTTTTTCAAGTAAAAAAGCAATTACTTCTTGTTGTACATCTTCAACAGACTCACCGTCAGTATAATAAAATTTAAAAGTGTGAATAATGTTTTGAGTTAATTTAAAAAATCCATACTCAATACGCTCACGATAAACTCTATCTCTGAATTTCTGGTCTTGTGATCTAACGTACTCTACAATAGCATTTTGGGTGTCTTCTGTAAAATATGTATGTGACGTTTTAGGTTTACGTTTACGAGGTTTGCCTGATTTGGTTAACTCAACTACTACTGGGCTATCTTCTAACTCCATTTAGATTAAAATCGTTTAGTTCACTTTGCAATGTTTTAACACTTTCAAAAAACCACCCTATCTCATCATCTGATTGGAATGTTCCTTTCTCATCAATTTCTCCTAATCTTCTATTAGCAAAGTCTACTGAATTAGAAAATTTAGAAATATATGATTCTTGAGAATCTACTATTCTTTCTAATTGTTCTACTTTTCTAAATAAATTATAAGAAATATATCCTAAAATAAGGACGATAATAATTAAAATAATTACAAATGTTGTCATATTAATAATTCATTTCGTCGTTTTCAATAGAGATAGTATCTCTTAAACTCGTTACAGCTTCTCTCATGTCTCTAAAGGCACCAGCAATAACACTTCTATCTTCATTACGGCTAATAGCGCTTTCTAAAGCAGCAACTTTGTGCTCAATTCTTTCAATTTTCTTAAGGGCTTGTTCTTTGTATTTCATTTTGTTTTAAATTTTATAGTTATAATGTATTATACGAAAGGAGGAGGCGGTAGCCAAGTTTTCTTTAAAAGCAGTGCATTTCATACCACTATCAATAGATACATATATATAAGGTGGTAAAGGACAAAAAAACCCGCCTTTTTAGGGGCGGGTTATATTTTTAAGATTTAATTAATTTTTAAGATTAAAGATCATAAGTAATAGAAATGAATTCCTTATATAATTCCCCAGGAGTCAATTCCATATTATATCCTCCCATTTCTTCAAAGTTTTCAAAATCCCCAGTACCATAATCATAACCAAAACTATTAAGACTTTCTATATAATATTCTAAATTATCAGGATCAATTTCTAAATTGTTTTGAGCAGCATATTTTTTTATAGCATCTACTACACCTTTTACATTAATCACATATTTTCCATCTTCATCATCTTCATCATATTCATCAGCAGGATCATAATTAGGATTAGCTATAAAGTATTTTATTTTACTATTATCTTTAATTCCTCTTTTACCTGCTAATTGTTGTTTAAGTATTTTATCAACTTTATCTTTTTCACTTTGTGCAAATGAAGTTTTTAATGCATCTATACCTTCTTGATCTGAAGGGAAATACCCACTGCCTAACCATGTATGAGGTATACCATTAAAAATTTTAGTTGGCCCATCATATTTTTTTAAATCGGGGTTTTCATTTAATTCTCTATATTGAGATTCGGTAATAATACCTGCTAGTTTTTGAAGGCGTGTTGCCTCAGTAATAAATTGTTTTTTCATTGTTATTTGTTATTTAATTATACTTTATCTAATTTTTGAGTTCTTAAATCGTAAGTAAGGTATTCCGGTATTGAATCAAAATAGCCACTTTGTATTAAATCATTAACATAATCCCTTACTGCTTTGTCGGATAATTCATCATTCCCATTAGTAGTAATAGATTTAACCAAAAATCTCCCGCCTTCATTTACCGAAATTACAACATAGGCATCGTCATTTAAACCATCTTCTAAATTTACAGTAACAATAAATTCACGAACAGGAAATCCTACCATTGAATCAACTTTCAACGACTTATTTGAATTTGCTTCGGGTTGTTCACATAAACTCTTTACTTTATCCATCTGAGATTCAGTAATGATACCAGCCAATTTTTGCATTCTAGCAGTTTCAGTTATAAATTGTTTTTTCATGGTTATTTATTTGATTGTTTATTAATTACATTCCTCCAAAATCTTCACCTTTGGATGAACTAGCAAGAAAGGCAACTGCTACTCTACCATCGGGAAGAGTGTAATATCCTGCCTTTGAACCGTAAGTTGGGTCTTTCATAGCTTTCTCTAGTTCTGCTTTTGTATCAAAGATTAAAAAATTTGTATATTCATCACCTCTATCATCGATTAATGCAGTATACATAGGAAAATTAGGGCTTACTCTTTTCTTAACTATCTTAGCGTCAGCGTAATCTTCTTCTTCCTCTTCATAGTTACGTTCGTCATCATAATCATTATATGTATCTCGATGTGGTGCATCTCTATCCCACATTTCATTTTCAGTAATGATACCGGCTAGTTTTTGAAGGCGAGTTGCCTCTGTTATGAATTGTTTTTTCATTGTTTGATTGATTGTAATATTTCTTTTAAACTAATTTTCTTAACTTTAAAATTAAAAGCTTTTTGATCAATAAGTTGATCTAATACTTTTTCCTCTACAGGATCACCTGTTACAAAAATGCATTTATCATCATCTTTATTTTCAGGTACATCAACAAAACTAGTATTATCTACACCCAATCCTGGTTGTAGTTGAGATAACACTTTATTCATTTTATTAATAAACGCTGCTTTGTCTTTGTCTTGTAGTACGTATTCGGCCATATTATTTTACAGTATAATTACCTGATTTTTTTAAGCGTTCTCTATTTTCTTTGTCTTTGCGTTTAAATTTAAGATCAGCAGCTATTCTACCTCGTCTATATTCTTTATCTATCTCAGTATCTTGATGTTGTTCTAAATCTTTTAACATTTCGCGATAAATACCGGATGTCATAATTACATCTCCAAAAGCATCATGTGCCTGAGAATTATCTATTCCTAAAGAATTTGCTACTTTTCCTAAAGTACTCCCAACTAAATTACCAGAACCACTAGTTCCTAATTTATTTAATATTTCAATACTTCGTCCATTACCTTTTTCAGCTAACTGTTGTTGAAGAGGAATCCAAAAATATTGAGCTATTTTCATTACATCTAATGTAGTAGATTTTAATTTTTTATCTTTAGATACAGTATTAAATACTTCCATATCAAATGGAGTATTATAAATTAATAAAATAGGATTAGGAAATGAATTAACCCAATCAACAAAATCTGACAGTATGATTTGTTGTTCTCTTTTAATTGATGTATCATCAGCATAACGATTTATTTGTAATGCTTTACTTACACCAGATTCTGGGTCTTCTGCTGCTTTAGCAATTTTTGGTTCTAGTTTAGCTTTTTCATTAAATTGACCTATTTTATTTCCTTCACTATCAGTAGCAATAGCGGCTATTTGAGTAATTTGTAAAGGTCTATCAAAAGTAAATCCTGAAGTTTCAGTATCAAACCAAATAAATGTCTTATCTGAGTACGAATTAATTCTATTTAAAAGATCTTTAATTTGAGTAGTATCAAATCTGGTTTCTTTTATACCAGCCAATTTTTGTAAACGCCTAGCTTCAGTTATGAATTGTTTTCTCATTCTATTTTTGATTAATCTAGGTATAAATATATTAGTATTACTAAATACTTGCATTATTATCGGAAATAACACCAGCAATTGTCTCCTCAGCATAAGATATGGTTACAGCAAATCCCTCTTTATTAACATGAAACGGTTTAAGTTTCTTATGTATTAAAGACTCAATTTGTAAAGGCGCTCTACAGGCGAATGCGTTAACAATGTACCAAGGTGTTATAACACCTGTTGCCCCGTTAATCTCTCGGACTCTCTCCTGTGGCGTCCTATCCGTATATCCAATTTTCAACACACCAGGTTGGCCTTTATTCTCCAAAATATAAATGTATCCTTCATTAAATGACAAAGAAGCATTAAATTTATTATTCTTTATCCAATAATGTATATAATCATTGGTTGGATCATTAGGATCAGGCGTTAAAGTATAAGCATCAGAGTAAAAACAATTTACTCCTTCGGGTTTAGGATAATAATCCACCTTAGCTTCTTCTAATGTTATGTGTTTAAATTCTCCCATACTATTAATCTCTCCAAGCTTGTTCCACATCACTCATAAATGTAGTTGGATCAGTATTACAAGCTACTATTCGTTCTTCCATTTGCATTGTAACTGGTTCTTCAATGTTAAATGCTTCATCGTACGTGATAGCTCTACGAACAGCTAATCCTAAACCACCTACGTTTTCTTGAACAGTTGGTTGATTTGGTTGTTCATAACTAGAAAGTTGCTTATTTTTATAATCTTCTGGGAATAATTCCCAATTAGTTAATTTAGTATGAGTAAACTCATCGCGTATGATGCTCAGGATGTGAGAGGGAAGATTAGTATCCATAGAATCTAAACGGATATCTTTAACATCCCAAAACGATGTTTCATACTCATAATCGGTATTAAGATTCTTAAATGCGGCTACTTTATCACCCGTGGAGCGATTTATACAATAAATCACAATCCCACGTCTAGAATAACGAATAAAATATTCGGGATCATTCTTCATGGCGGTACACCATTTAGTAGAGGCACCATACTTTAGAGATGCTTCGAATGATAAAGGTTTTAAAACCAACCATTCATCCGTATCATGTAAGATTTGTGCTTGGGATTGTAATTCTTTACCCATTACTTTTATCTCTGCTAGATTTACTTGACTCTCCAATTCATCAAAATTCTTATACGTAGATATATCGTTTCGAGTAATTAATTTTCGCTCGTTATATTCGGCAAATTTAAGTAGATTTTTAATATTTTCTCTACCTGCTGATTCTAAGAAAACGTATACAAAGTGTAATTCATGTATAGATAAAGCATCTATTTTTTCCTGGGGTATTTCCCAATCTACTAATATCTCAATAACATCATTATGGTAAGTACGCGCGTTTTCTGCGTTTTTAAACAATGAAACTGCTAGTTCGACGTACTTGGGCTTATCAAGAAGCCAATGCATTATATCGATGGTTGATTTTCCGTAATAAGGATTGTGCTGTTTTAATTCTTCAATTTTATTCATTTTCTTTATCTTTAATTACTAAATAAGCGGATTTATCTTCTAAATATTTTACTTCACCCGAATCAATAAGTGTCTGGGTTCCCTTGGGGTTTAGTTTACCTAATAACTCAATGGTTTTTTCCATGTATATTATCATAACTTTTTAATTTAAGTCTAAATATACGAATGTTTTTTCTTGTTTCCAAATTCTTGTATATACGTTTTGAAAGGGATAAAAGATCGTTAAAGGAAGAGATTTCGGGGTCTTGGATTTTGTATCGAATGGGATATAATGGATTTTATGGTATATTTGTATATACATGGGGCGCGGGGCGAATTTTGTTGTCTTGTTGTGTAGCCGGGGCCTTCTATCGTTTTGTTAGCGCAGCGTCGATGGACCGCAATTACCGTGGGCCCACTTCGCCGTCGCAGCGCGCGCGCAGCGCTAGCGTATCGATAGTTTGAAAGAGGATGTTCTTTTTTTGTCACACGCCAGTCCAGACGTGGATCCAGACATTTGGATGTTCTTTTTGTCACACGCGCGCTAAGGATAACGAAGGCGACCTTTTGGCCGCCTTATGTTGTTTTCTTAATATTTACCGTATATGTTTAATTTAACGTTGGATCAATTGATATTATACGTTTTACTAAGTTACTCAATGAGAATTCAATTAATGTAATAGGTCCTACTGTATATTCAAACCAACTGAATCCATCTTGCTCTATATGTTGTGTTATTGTACTCATTTATTTGGTAGTTATTTTATAATAATAAAGTGAACTTACCCCACATACCATCATTAAAACCCAATACATAGCAAATTGTTCTAATGTTTCAGAATAATAAAACATACCTATTACACTTAATAACATTAAGGTAACTAATAGTATTTTAATTAAAATTTCTAATGTTTTCATTTTTAATTGTTTTTAATTGTTAAACTATGCTATAAAATTACAAACTTAACTTAACATAACCAAACTAAATATAAATTATTTTCAAACTATTTCATTATTTATATTATTTCTAAATTATTTAATCTTCATAATCCCAATCATCATCATTATAATCTTCTCCATACATCATTTTATTAATATCTCTTAATTCAAACATACTAAACTCATCTTTTTCAAACCCATCTTTATCAAACATATCTCTAAAATAATCTTCAATACTATATTCCCAACAAATCATATTCAATTCTAATTCTATAACTACTTCACTTTCATTCCAATCACACATCTTTTTATATAAAATACCACTACTACAATTTAAATCTTCTAATACAATTTCTCTATCTTCACCTTTAAATTCCCAAAATTCATTACTAAACTCTACAAATCTAATTCTTTTATCTTCATTTAATTCATTTATATCATAATCTTCTAAATCTACTTTTAACATTACTTTAAACCAATCACTTAATAATACTTTTTTCATAACATTTAATTTTTTAATTAATAATTTATTTATTTTAACACTATAAAATTACAAAATATAAACAACATATCATAACATATTTACAATTATTTTATATAATATATTAATTTATAATCATTCTAAATAACAATAAAGCCCCATATTAATTAAAATATGAGGCCTTAAAGCGTTAAAATAAAAGTGTTAATTAAAATATGTAATTATGAATTTGCTAGCTTAGTTATTCTGTCTAGCTCAGAATTAAATTCATCTTCAGCATCATATACCTTATATAATGTTCTGTTCCCTCTAATAAACTCCATATGTGACCTTTCCCGGGGATCCATCACTACATCTACTGGTTTATTGTTTTCGTTTTTGTATCTGAATAGTAACTTATTCATTTTATTTAAGGGCGTTTAATTTGTCTATTGTATGTAAGGCATCTTCTTGATCGTTAACAGGTATCATTCGGTTTTCCCCTAACACGTACCATCCATCATAACGCTCTTCTGCTCTTAATTCGCCTGATAAATCAAATGTTTCTCCGTCTGTAAATTTTAATATACTCATTGTTTTGTGTTTTTAAATTATACTATAAAATTACGACCTATATTTCCAGTAACCACATATAATGTAAAAAAAGACTCAATTAAGAGTCTTTTAATTTATGAAGCCATATTCTCGACCCACACTTGATTATAATCTTCTACGTAATAAACACAAATATCTTTATAATCGTATCTTTGTCTAAAACTATCTTTTAAATAGTCGACAATATCGTTATCGATTTCGTTTGTGTTGTACTCTTTAACTTCACTGTTTTCTAATAAATTAAACTCGTTTAAGTTTTCGTTGATAAAATTTTCGATTTTTAACATAATGTTTTTGTTTTAATTGTTTTTATTATTTTAACTCTTGTATAAAGATACAAATAAAAGATAACGTAACAAAATAAAAACGTAATTACTTTAAATAAAATTAAATACTTCATTTAAACCTTCTTTATCATTTAATAAACCTTCTTTAGATGTTATTTCAAATAAACAATTACATTCTTCAATATCAACTAAAATACAATCATCTTCACTTAATATCTCATTTATCAATTCTACTTCATTTTCAGTTAATTGTTTATTGTAAATTTTCTTTACATTACCAATACTTGAATCATAAACAAAACCATAAACATTTTCTTTAAATACTAACATAACTTTTATTTTTAATTATACTTAAATATACAAACTTTTATTTAAAAAACAAATTCATTCTCTTTCTCAATTATTTCTAATTTAACTATTCTATAATTAATATGTTTTAATTGAATTGAAAAATAACCACCACCATATTCTGAACCTTTAATATATTGTGTACAATTATAATTTCCAATATAGTTATTTTCTTTCAATTTTAGAAATGATTTCTCTTGTTTAAATATTTTTGTTTTACCACCTACAATTTCTCCTAACTTAAATTCAAAATCCCATAACTCACTAATATTATCTTTATAATAATTGTTTAATTCCTGAACACCAAATTCATTTAAACCTAAATTAATAACCTTAAATTGTACTTTCATAACTTTTATCTTTTTAATTATTTATTTATTTTAACTCTTGTATAAAGATATAAACAAAATATAACATAACCAAATATAATATAAAAAAAGACTCAATTAAGAGTCTTTTAATTATTAATGTAATTGTTTTTAAATATTAATTAACAAATAAATCAGTATCAGTTAAATTATACTTTAATTTAATTTCGTTATAAACATTATCACAATCGTTATTATTATTTACAGTATAATAATCGTTATTATTTATAATAACCATACAGCTTAAATTGTTATAAACTATATTACTTAATATACTTAATAAACAACTACCATCACAATCGTTTAACTGTTGTTCACAACAATAAACATTATTAACTACATCGTCTATTTCACAATTAAATCCGTTAATGTTAAATTTATTAACTTCTGTTAAATTGTCTGTAAAACTCATTAATTTAATTACCATAATTTTTTGTTTTTAATTATTAATATTTTTATTTTTAACGATATAAAGATATAAACATTATATAACGTAACAAAACATAATTATAATTATTTTATATAGTTTTATCATTTATAATTAATCCAAATAAACTTAGTCTTGGGTTAGAATAAAAAAGACTCAATTAAGAGTCTTTAAATTTAATCAATATCTTGAATATTATTTTCTTCTTTACATTCAATCAAAACAACTTTTTCAAATATTTCTTCATCATTATCATCAAAACCAATAAACATTTCATGATCATCAGTTATCTCATCTTCACCAAATTCCATTTTATACACCCAATCTGTGTGATCAACATACTCTAAAACTACAATCTGATCAGGATTACACTTACTTAACCTGTCAATTAATTCTTTTACTGTCATAACTTTTGTTTTTAATTATTAATTATTTTAACTTTGATATAAAATTACGAAACATAATTATAACAACCAAATTTATTTTAATCGTTTTTATCGTTATTTGGTTTAGTGGCCGCATTATAATTCCTCCATTCCAGCCAGAATCCAATAGCCACTATAATGTTCATTCCGAATGAGGCTAGTATCTCATGGATGTCCTCATACACATTAGTTGTCAAGTGGACGTGCCCCACCATCCAAAATGGAATAGACAGATTGCCTGCTACCCATGTAATCAAAAATATAATAAACTTCTTCATGATGATAAATAGAAAAAACCCATCATTTCTGATGGGTTAATTCACTAATTAAAAACAATAAATAATGAGAAATCTTTATGCTTGACCTACTACACCACCAAATGCTGGTGTTTGTGGTTCGTCTTGAGGTTCTTCTTCTTGGTTTTGACTCATTTCATATTCAATTAGCATCATCATAGCCATTTTTAAAACCCTGTTTACTTCTTCTGAATGTGTAGCTGCATTAGCTATTGTTTCTGCTAAATTTATAGCACCACCTTCAATTTTGATACTTACTTCTTCACCTAGTACTTCAATACTAAAAAGACAATTGTTGTTTTTTGTTTCTTCTGACATAATAAAAATATTTAATTGTTAAACTTTGATATAAAAGTATGAATAATATTTTAGGTAACCAAATAAAGATAAAAAAAGCGCCGAAACGCTTTAATTAACTTAAACAACCATCTACGTAGGCGTAAAATTCATCGTATGATTTAAAACCTTCAATATTAAATCTCTCAGTAACATTATTTATTACTTTTTGTCTTACATTTTGTTTACAACTATTGTCGTCTAAAATGTTTTTTAATTCTTCTAATAATACATCTAATTCTAACATAACTTTTATTTTTAATTGTTAAACTTTGATATAAAATTATGAAACATAACTATAACAACCAAATCTATCTACAAAAAAGACGATTGTAGTTGTACTTAGCTACTGGATTAATGTCTGCTATTATGCTGTATGTGCCACTAGTCTGTTCAAACAAAAGACTGGTGTCTCTGGTGTCCTGAAGCTTTTCCCTAAGTATGTTAACAAAACCGTGGTTCGATTCGTCCACTATATATTGGGGTGTACCAGGCAATCCACAATAAGCAGCCTCACCCGTCTCAGAGATAAACATGCCGGTATAAAAACCCTTCAGCATGTGTCTATTAACAAACTGATCTGCGTTGCACCAAATAAAAATACTATTGTCTTTCTGGCTTAGTGCCTCCACCATACCAGTTCCAATCACATAACTAGCAAAAGGGCTATTAGTAGGGAACTGACCTACGGCAAATAATCCACTTGGGCTCCCATGCCCCATCATCATCACTTGATCGTGTGTCTGGATTGCCTCCTGGATCTGGTTCTGGGGCCAGCTGTCAGTTACTAGAGTGACATTATCTAGGCCGGCATAAATTGGACTCAAAAAATTAGTTGAGGCATCATGGGGGTGTATTACTAGTGTTTTCATTTTTTTAATTTAAATTTGGTATAAAGGTATGAAAAATTTCTTGGGTATCCTAGTAAAGACAAAAAAAAGCGCCGAAGCGCTTTAATTTTATTCTTCTGGGTCTGGTTCTCCTAAAGGCATCAAATATTCTTCTAGTGTGTCACGAATAAAATCTATATCAAAATCTATACTTTCTATATAAATCTCATTACCACTTAACTCAAATTCAACTGATCTTCTATCTATAGCATCATCACTTTTATGACTAATCTCACTTAATGCTTTGTCTAATGCATCACTAATGTCTGACACTGTAATGGATTTACCTGTTAAATCATACATTTCAACCATTTCAATTAAACGAACAACGTCGTCTTTGCTAAAAATAGAACTCTCAGAATTCAATACACGGTCTAATACTTCTTGTTTTTTCATAACCTTAATTTTTTAATTGTTTTTATTATTTTAACTCTGCTATAAAATTACGACACAAAAATCTGGTAACCAAAGATAAATGAAGAGTCTTTACGACTCTTGTTTTTATGTTTATCCTTACGGGTGTATGTCTTTTTTGTCTTGTGGATCAGGAGCCTAGATGCTGCCCAGCGCTCTTGAAGTGTGATTTGGATCGTCTTCATAATCATAATGTTTAATGTCTTCCGACATACATACTAAAAAAATAGTGTTCCCTATTTCTGGATCTATGGGGATCCCCTGAACCCAGAGGAATTGCTCCCACTGGGCCAGATGGTCCAACTCATTCATTTAGATCTTTTCTAGTACCAACACCTAAACCCTCATACTGTAAAAGTGAATTACAGATGTATCTTTGGATCTGGGCAATCGATTTAAGATTCTCTATGTTGTTTAGGATTGTTTTTTTATCATCGTCGTTAATATTCTTTTCATTAACGAATTCGGTGATAAACGTTTTAGCTTTAGTTGCATCGGTCATTTTAAATACTTGCTCTGCAATTTGCTCGAAAATGGATTTAATTTGTACTCTCATAACTTTATTATTTTAATTTAACATCGTAAAGATACAAACAAAAAAACCAATACCCAAACAAAAAACAAAAAATGTTGTAACGTTTTGAAGAAAAAAAAAACGGACCCCCCATAAAGGTACGAACAAAAAAACTAATAACCTACTTGGATATTAGAAATAGTTATCCCTAAAACGTACGACGGAAGAAAAAAAAGACCCAACATTACTGTCGGGTCTCTTCTCGTTTAACAATTAAAAATTACGCAACGACCATCTTCGGACGGCCCCTTTGTATTGTCTCACCAGCTGTTTTTCTGGCTTCCCATGCAGCTAGTCTTTGCTGTCTAGCACTTGTTAGATTCGGTTTGCGTCCTTTTTGTATCGGACCATTCTCTAACAACATAGCTCTAGTAGCTAATCTTTGTTGTCTAGCACTTGCTGGATTGATTTTACGTCCACGAGCTTTGTGATCTTCTATCACCACTGTTTTGTGAATTAAAGCAATTAATGCTTCTGTTTTCATCTGATGAGCTGGTCTTTCTGTTTTGATACCTAACTCTTTTACTTTTGCTAATACTTCTGTACGCGTCATAACCTTGATTTTTAAATTAATTATTTATGTTTTTAACTCTGGCATAAAATTAATATCTAAACCTCACGCAACCAAATCTCTCCACAAAAAAAAGAAAAAAACTTTCGTCGTCGTACGTTTTAGTTATTCCACCACATAAACGATATACCAAAAAAACCTAACGCTAATTGGATGACATGCACCTCGTTATCGTTATACGCTTCGTCGTCGTTCGGAACATAATATAAACCAAATGCCAATCCTTGAATCCAAAAAGGTACAATCATATATTTTAAATTTTTATTTATACCAATGTACAAAAAAATTCTTAGTTATCCCAATCTTTAACAAAAAAGAAATAAAATAAGAACAAAAGAAATATTGGCCAGAAAAAAATTGTTATAACGACGTCTTTATTAGTTAAAGGAGTTCCGTCGTCGTACTTAACAAAATAATTATTCATTAATATAACCAAAGCACCAACAATGGCGCCAATAAGCATATAAATGTTAATGTAATACATCATAGTAGTTATGTTATGTTTCGTATATACGTTTTGAAGTGGGGAAACGGGGCGTGTCGGGGCGGGGATCTTTTCCCCTGCCACAAAACACCATCACACATTGCTCCATTGTATTCCATATGTTAAGTACAAAAAAATGCAGCAACAAAAAAAAATATCGTTATGTTTTCCACCCTTAACCCTTGTTTTCCATCCTCACCTATTCCTTTAAGCAACAAAAAAATCGCGATTATTTGCGCAAAAAAACGCGTAATTTTGCATTACCTCCCCATAATCACATAATGCCGTGGTAAAAAAACAATGCGTTTAAATGCGACATTTCATACCCGAAGCACCCAGCTCCTATTATTCAGTAATCGCCCTTTCGCCCGTACGTTATTATTCTATTTCGTCGTACGTTTCGTTTTTCTCGTCGTACGTTCTGCTCTTTCCGTCGTACGTTTTATTTTAGCTGGATTATGTATTTGGTGCTTTGTTTTTAAATTGTTCAAACCATTCTTCTAATGTTACCTTCTTTCCAGCTAACAAATCTTCTGTATGTTTATAAAGAATATCTAATACTTCCTCCTCACTATAACTTATTTTTTGTTGCCATTTAGCACCTTCAATAAAAGCATCTTCATTATAAGGTTGTTTAGCCCAATAATTTTCAGCAACTTCTTCAAGTGTTTCCATAATCTTATTTGTTTTTATCTTATTGTTAACCAATTTCCACCTTTACTATAAACATAACCATACGCCTCACTTAAACGATTTTTAAATTGTTCAATTGAAATATCTGTTCTCGCCTCATTCTTGTCCTCACCTCTATCTCTATGATAAGCCACTGTTATACCTTCTTTTGGATTATCAAAAGTATGTTCATCCATAGTTGCTACCTGTTCTCCCAAAATACTAATATCACCTAAATTAAGTAACATTCTTACTTTTTGAGTACTCAAATAATGCTCTTTTAACGTTGCTCCTACACCTTCTGTATAACCGTCCCAATGACAGTAAATTGATGTTATTGATCCGTTTTCGTTTTCGATTCCTATTCTACTTGGTGTTGCCATAACTTTTATTTATCTACTTGTTACTGATTCAATTAATGATGTTCCTGAGTTAATCATCTTGATGGCTTCGTCCCATCCTTCTTCGTCTGCTGCCCATTCAATCTCATGTACTTGATATTTGAACTGCCAATTTGATAGTGAAAATCCGTTACTACTCATTTTAAAGTCGCCTTCACCATTTTTCTTAAACTTCAAATACCCTACATTATCACACATACATGATATTGTTTTGAATATTACTTCTCTTGCTCCTCCACTAATAGATAATTTAGGTGAGTTTGCTCTTAATTCTAAATACTTGTCCATAACTTTTATTTGTTTTAAATTATGCTATAAAATTACGAATAATAATCCTGTAAGCCAACCTACTTTTACCTTATTTTTTTCCACCATATTCGTTTCAACTTAATGCTATTGTCGTGTTTAAATCTACCATAATACTTGTATACCACAATGTGAGTGTATTTTTTTATCTCCCACTTATCCCAATCCACTAGAGTATCTTCAATTACGATTGTATAACCAATCCAAAATGCTATGTTGTATAATAATCGTTTCATATTCTTGTATATACGTATGTTTGTATTGATGTGTGGTACTGCAAGCTTTCTTGTAATTTTTTATTCATAATCTCTTATCGCTATTACTTTTGGAAATCTTAAAGAACCATCTACTGTTTTTTCAAAGTATTTAACTGTTGCTTGTTTACCTATTAATGTGTCTTTGATTTGAAATAATTCTTCTAAATATTCCATCGTTCCATTTATAGTACAATCCACTTCTACATTATTAACATTTACTTTTAATGTTGCTACTTTACCACTAAATTTACCTATACCTTCGGCATAACCAATTATTGTAAACTCTTCATCAAAGAATGTTTTATGTTTTAATAAACCATTTGAGCGTTTATTTTCATAAGGTGTGTTTGGATCTCTTAACATTTGGCCTTCAAAACCTTGTTCAATATATTCTTGTAATTTGAAATTAATTTGTTCAAATGAAATTACATTAGTAGTATCAACTATCTTATAATAAAGAGTTGATATATCGTGTGTAAGAAATAAATCTAATAATTTACCTCGTCTTGAAGTGTATATTAAATCTTCACCTTCATAAACGTCATACATCCAATATTCAATATATTGAGCAGATAAATCTAAATCGGCTTGTGTTGGTTTTGTTTTTCTAACACATGATATAATTGTGTTAAAGTCTACTTCTGTATTTGAAGTATATAATTCACCATCTAATACTAAATCAGGATGTTCTTCAAATACATGTTTTAACCCTTCAAATATGTGAGGAGCAGATATAATTTCCTTTCCTGTTCGTGTCCACATACCATCTGATTTAACTATACATCTTACTCCGTCTAGTTTTGGTTGTGATAAAATTGGAAACTGTACTTTATCCTTACGTTTGTCATAGTCTTGAGCTAGCATTGGTTGAAAGAATACTTTCTTATCACAATCATTTATGTCTTCCCAATAACCTAAATCTTTACGTTTAGTATGAAGTGCTTGTGCTTCGAATAATGCTTGTTGTTCCGCTGTTGTAGCGTTCTTTTTACCTACATTTTTAGGAGTACATTCGGTCCAATCACCTGTAAACATTTTCATATTTACAAATCCTGTAGTTGTTCTAAATTTGTTTCCTTCAACTTCAATTTGCCATTGGTTGATGTGTTCTTTACTATTTGAACGTTTGTATAAAATTGGTAATATCATAACTTTTATTGTTTTAAATTATGCTATAAAATTACGAAAAAAGGCTCGCGTTAGCAAGCCTTTCTCTAATTATTTTTTAATCTTTTTTAAACTTTGAAATATTAATATAAAACCTATCACAAACCCAGCAAGAACACATCCTGCCGCTATTGATCCTATAATTAAATGTATCATTTTATTTATCTTTAATTAATAATAATACACCTAATACGGCTAGAACTCCTAATATAAGCAATAATGGAATCCATAACGGAGCAGTTATCCACCACCATGACCAATCAATGTAGTTTGTTAATTTTAATACCATGAATATTAGAAACAATATAGTTCCTATACCTAAACCGTTGCTTGATTTTGAATCTGCCATAACTTTATTTTTTGTCTAATGACTGTTGTAATTTTTGAATACGTTTTTTATCCTCAGGTGTAAGAGGTTTCTTTAATTTTAATTTTAAGATTTCTTTCTGAATTTGTTCTTTACTTAGATCTTGTGACATATATTAATTACGTTTTAAAATGACATTTAATAAACTTCCAAAACCTAAATAAATTAAATGAAACCATAAGAATATTTGATACCATATTTTCATATGTGAAGGTGCAGGACCGAACATAGCGTATGTTCCAAATATATACAATATAGAACCTAAAATTAAAATCAAACCTAAGAATTTAACCATAGCATCAAATTGTTCATTATTTTTTTTATTCCATATTAACTTAGTCATACCTTCACAAGCCCAATAATATATAAAAAATATTATCAATGGTGTTATTAATTTTTCTAACTGTTTCATAACCTATTATTTTTAATTATGCTATAAAATTACGGAGGGGCTTTTACCCCTCCAAATTTTTGATTAATAGTTGTAACTATAGTCTTCATCATCATCATCTGAAAAGTAATCATCTACATCATCTTTCAATTCTAGTAGATCTTCACCTTCTCTAAGAAGACGATACACAACACCGTCATTCTCTTGTGTTGATGCTTTATCGATTAATTCGTCCATATCTTTTACTTCGAATTCTTCTAAGTATTCTTCAACGATTGAAAGCCACATTTCATCGTTTATTAATTGTGTGTTAATTTCTGCTAATTGATCGTAAATGTTCATAGTTGTTAAATTTTTAAAATAAATATATTAGTTTAAATACTCCTCTGCTAAGTGCCATAATTCACCATTAAATTGCATATCTGCTGTGAAATTTTTTAAAGCTCGTACTTTACGTGTTTTTCTACCATTATTGTAGTTAATACCACCGTTTACCAACTTTTCTTGCACTCTATTAAATACCGCCCATAAATCTGAACCCATATCTAAATTACGCTCAGCTAATAATAATTCATCAGGATTTATTGTTATATCTTGGTGTTTCCATCTAAGTTGAGCAGCTCTGATAGCAAATTCAATTTGTTGTTCATCTGATAATGAAATATCTCTGAATGTATTGATTTTATTTACTAAGTTAGGTAATGTTTCAATCATAGCTAATACTTGAGCACGTAATTCTTCAAACGTATAACCTGAGTGACGAATTGCTACATTACTAAATTCAGCATCAGCTACTACTAGACCATTAGAACATACCGTTCTATATAATCCTACTCGTAAATGAAATGCATTTTTACCATCGTGTGAATTAGTCAATAATAATTCCGGAAACACATTATCATCATTAGCACCATTAATAGTGATGTTTTGATTTTGAAATCTAATAATGTGTTTTTGAAATCCTATTGACTTACGGGATTTAACTTCTTGGGCACTAACTGGTGTCCAACCTAATTCAATCATATCCAATACTACCTGTGAGGTAGGAATATGAGTGTAATTTTGAGATAAGTGAGGCGCTACAGTAGTTGTGAACGCACTTGGGCAAACTGCCTGTACTTCTGGGAGTACCATTGGGATTCTTTGATTTGTAATTTTCATAACCTTTGATTTTTAAATTATGCTATAAAATTAATATAGAGAAATCACCTAACCAAGCTTTTCTTGCTCTTTTCTTTCTCTTTCTAACTTTAATGCTTTAGATAAGTATAAAATCGCATCCATATGCTCTTCCAATGCGTGTTGTAAATAATCTTCTAAATCTAAATCAGTACGATCTAAATCAACACCATATTTTTGTTTTCCAAATTCAGCTCTGTGTATGAATTTATCTATAACACCTCTTACTATACTATCCATTTTGTTGTGGTTTAAATTGAAATACTTCTTGTTTAACTACGTTTTTATATTCTTTAGGACAATCATTATCACATAATTCGAATATGTAAGTCTCTAATTGTGTTATTCTGTTTTGAACAATACATAATTTTTCTTGAAGCTCACTTATTTGTTTATTTTTTAAATCAAATAAATCTTTTACTGTATCATTCATATTATTCTTCTGATTTGACATACTTTTTGGTTTTTTTCTGAATTTCAAGATAATTATCCTTAATTGGTTCCCACATTGTTATTGGATTTAATCCTAATTCCCAAAATGGTTTTGATGGTTTCTTTGTAGTTGTTTTCTCCTTTGTCATAGTCCTAAAATATTAAATTGTAAATTGTTGTCCATATAACCACTGTTATAACTCCTAATAAGATCCATACAATACCTTTTGTGTAGTCTCGTTTCATAATTATATTTTTAAATCTGTTTTTGGATAATATTTTTCGTATAATTCTGCTTCTTTTTGAGCACAATCATTACATTGAACTCCTCTACCTACAGTACTTAATAATTGATCGTATACTGTTAAACCATCTAATTCCTTAAATTCATCTTCTGTTATATCGGTTCGCTCTAAATTCTCCCACCAATTGTCTCTACCCCACTTCTCGATTAATGCTTCGGCTTCGGGTATTGGAATTGTCATTGCTATAAACCCGTAATAACAATCCGCTTTGTCCTCACCACAATGATGACATTTTTCTAATTTACTTTCCATCTCTTATTGATATTAATTCCCAATTTGGAAGTTTTTCTCTTAAAAATTTAATTATATATTCATTTAGTCGATTATAGAAATTAATCTCTGCACCCACTGTTAGTCCTCTTCTTATTTTCGCTATCTTTTTCATTTCCAAAATATTTGTACCCCCATTATCGCTAGGGATAATATTAAACATATTCCTGTTTTTAATGTAATTGGTTCTCGAAACCAAACCCAGGACATAAAGGTAAATACAATAGCTCCAATAGCAAACCCTACTAAGCGAGAAGGCCATAAATTCCCATTAAAATATGCTACCATATGTTTTACAGACATTATATATAATATTGATAATGGAAAACCAAACGCAGCCATTATTAATGGATTGTCTTTCATCCATGGATATTTGAATTGCCCTTGCAATTGTACAAATGTAAGTATTTGGGCTAGTATCCCGTAAAGCAACCCTGTTATAAAATTCATTAGTTTTTTAATTTCTATAAGTACTTATTAAACATTTCTTTTGCTTTTTCTAAATTGTCTTGATCCTCTTCCATTATAGTCATAATAATAAAATTGGCTTCTTCTTCAGTACATTTTTCAATTATGTCAATGTATACTTCTACATCTACTCCTAATTCTCCTGCAATGGCATAATCCATCATGTCCCATAGTCCTGCCATTTTATCTAAATTGTTTGAAATGTGCGTGGTTTCTTAAACTTCCTGTTAAGTCATAATCATTATATATATTACGAAAGTTTGTTATTAATCTATTCACAGTATCAATTTGTTGATGTGATTTACAAGAATCAATTACTTTAATAATCCAATTATATACATCGTACTTATTGTTATAAATTTCTATCATTATAGTTTACTAAATTTTATATATTCAGCTGCTTTACAAGCCTCTAAAAATTGATTATATACTTGTTCAAGAGATGGTTTACGCCCTTCAGGAGTTTTAATTTTGGTTTTTGTTTTACCTACTTGAGTTGAATCACCCCATTTAATATAATGCCAACCTAATTCTTTAACTAACTGTACTTCGTTTCCATTTACAATGGCTGATGCTATAAATTTTACCATTTAATCTGATTATATAGTTTATCTAGTATTGTATCTTTTTTACCTCTAATTGTATCTTCAAGATCTGCTCTTTGTTTTGATACTTCTTCTTTGATTCTTTGTACAGCACGTTCTGTTACCTTTTTATTAAGATTAAGAGGATAAATTTGTTTTGTATTTACAACTTCTGCTTTTTCTGTATCAATGATTAGATCAAGGTGAAGACAAGGTACTTGAATAAAGAATTTAGTTACCTCTGGATCTTTAAGAGGTGTTTCTGCTTTAGGGTGATAAAGTAACTTTAGAATGTTTCTATATCCTCTTAAGTCGTCCTGAGTTAATTTGTTTCTAAATTTTTTAGCTATTTTAATTTTGGTTCTTCTAAACATAACCTTTATTGTTTTAAATTCCTTATAAATATAAGAAGAAAGGCTCGTGTAAACAAGCCTTTTATCATTTATTTTACAAATTCAATTGTATTTGTTTCTTTATCCCAATCAAATGTTATTGGTTTTTGAGTGTACTCGTAACTTTCATTCAATACAGCGGCATTGAAGAAATGTGTACCATCTTTAAATTCATAACCATATCCTGAATGAATATGACCACATACATGAATTTTAGGTCTTAATCTTTCAATTCTTTCTGCTAATAACTCGCATCCTAAATTATCCCAAGGTCTTCCTGTTACTGTATCCAGAGTTCCAAAAGCCGGACCATGAGTAACTAAGATATCTGTGTTGTCAGGAATTGCTTCCCATTTACCTGATAATTCAATACTGTTTCTTTGTAAATTAAATGCCCATGAATAAAATTCAGGTTGCCAAGGTGATCCGTAAATGCGAATATTATCTTCAGGGTGTTCTCCATTTGGTCCATCAAAATATAATGTCACTTGCTCGTCTTGCAGATAGTCAATATCTAAGAACTTATTTAACCACCCCTCTACATCCTCTGGGTGATTTTGAAACATACGATCATGATTACCTGCTATGAATATCTTGGTATCGTATCCTGGAATTGAATGGTACCAGTATAAAAAATCATGAATGTCATTTTTATTGTAACCTGAGTTCATTATATCTCCAGCATGAAGTATCAAATCACCACCTGGTAAATCTTCCATAGGAATCAATCCATGTCTTGTATGTGTATCTGAAAGGACTGTTATTCTTGTTTTCATTTTACCTTACATTTTTCACAATAAAGTTCTTCAGTTTTTGGTCCTGTTGAAATTATTGTTCTACATTTGTTACAGAGCATTGCTCCTCTACCGTTGTTGAATTTGTAGATTGGATATACCTCTTCCTCTTCTCCAAACAAATCTTCTCCTTTATAATCAGGATGATTTGTATGCATATAATCAATTCCTTCAACCCATACTGCGACTATTCCAATTAGCACAAATATTCCTATAGTAATTAATCCCACCATCCTTCTATATTTTCTTCCATTATTTTAAATAACAACTTTCTTGCTCTATCTTGATTTATGTGTGCAATGTTCATTGCAATGATTCTTTTCATTTCAGATTCATCTCTACCATCTAGAGTAATTGGCCCTTCACCTTTTAAAACTCTTTTATAAATTAAAGGATATTTAGCGAAGTACTCATCATAGTTTTCCCATACCTCTTCTGAGTTATATAAAGAATTTCCTGTACCATCATCACAAGGTGTCCACCATACTCGATCTTTATGATAGTCCATATATTCCATTTGGTAATCGTCTTCTTGTACTTTTTCAATCAACTTAACACATAGTCTCATTCTACGAGCATCTTGTTGTGCTCTTGTATGAAAATCTCTACGTCCAATGTAATCAGCTTGGGATTTTAGTTTATGTTTTAGAATGTCAAAGATGTAACCACTATCCCAATTTCTATCTTTCCATATAATTGGTAACCAATAAATAAGGTTTTGAATACCCCATTTAATATCCTTATGATAATATCTAGCTTCATGTTCCCACCACAGCCATATTCTTCTAAAGAAATTTGGTCTTGGTCTGTTTTTTAAGTCTTCGAAAAAATCTTCCATATTATTTATTTTATACTGTATGTTCAATTTGTACTCTTACACAATTCTGAGGTAATCTGTGGATGTGTCTGTAGTTGTTTATATACCCCATCATATTTGCACTACCAACTGCATTTGCAGAATGTATTATAACATCAACAACAGGAGCTCCATCAAGCCATTGCTCCACCAACCATTTAGTGCAATCCATTCCAGTTTTCTCTTCAATATTATCATAATTCAATTCGTAATTGTGATACACGTTTGAGTGCCATTCAGCCATTGCTGAAGGTCCTAAATCATGATCTAATGAAATTATATCAATGTTTTCTAAACCATAGTAAGTAACTTGATCTACAAATTGTTCGTAGTTTCTAACTACTTTCCAAGTTGGGTCAACTGGTGTTCTTACGTCGTCTAAATATATTTTATGTTTCATAACTTATTTATTTTTTAATTAAACTTACTTTTTAAGTCTTGTTTACTAATAATTTGTTTTAATCTCTGAACATATGTTGGATCCTCAGCATAGTTCTGTCTTAAGTATTCAAAATACTCTCCTTCAGTTTTAATACTTCTTAAGTAAGATGAATAGTACAAAGCATAATCAATAACTGATTCTTGCCATGTATCATAATAGGCATGACCTCTATTTGTTCCTTTTGCTAAATTAGCTCTTAACTTAGCTTCCTTCATACCAAACATGTTGTTGTTCTCTAGAAAGATAGTTGATTTAAAATGCCCTGATTCTAATTTAGCTTGTGCTAAAATGATGTGCGGGTATCTAAAATTTAACTCTGTAATCTTTTCAATTAACTTATTTTCTGAGAACTCATTATATTCTCTAATTACAATTAATTTATCTTCTTGAGATAAATTCTGTACTTCATTAGCTGGATTAGATGTAAATCCAAATACTAATAGTAATCCTACTGCTGCTCCTAATCCCATTAATGTTTTATTAGTTACATTAACTTTTTCAGGTAACAATGTTTCTTCATTAAATTTGTAATACATAACCTTTGATTTTATAATTAAGGCCTAAAGATATAAAAAGAGGCTCAGAAAACCAAGCCTCTAATCAATTATTTTAATGAGAATCTCCTACATCATTCTTCTCTCCGTAGATCAAATAGTCTGGATTGATTACTTTGGCTACTTTTTGACGTTCACCTGTGTAGTATTTTATTACAATCCCTTCATGTGGTACTTTAGTTCCTTCAATGAAGTTGTTAAATGTAAATTTATCTTGGATTTCTTGTGTCCAATCTCCGTAATGTAAAATCTCTACATAAGGTAATTTTAAATGGTCTTTAACTAAATTCCAAGCATCATATGTACTTAAATATTCACCTCTAAGCTTCACATCAAATCCGGCAAACTCAATTTCAGTTAAACCATAGTCATAGTTTTTCTGAATACCTGCTCCATAAATTTCTCCATACAAAATAATACCTTCACCTACTTCAACATTTCTGTTTTTAATATAACTCCAAAGTTTTTCTTTGATGTCATATTTTTCAGCTACTGTTCTCCAAACATCAGTTGAATAGAATCCTTGAGAGTCACTTCCTTTTTCACAGTTATGAGATCCATAAATGTATTCATAGTCAATCCACTTATCGGCTAGTCTAAAGAATTTTTTTACTTTATCCCAGAATGACAATTTAGATTTCTTTACAATACCATATCTAGCATTTGTACCATGAACCTTTCTAGTAATTTCTACTAAATCTTCTTCAGTAAACATTCCATCAACGTTTTTAAGGTTTGGGAATTTGTAATAGATATGAAAGTTCTGATTGTCTCTCCATTTAATCTTTCTACCTGAAGCAAGTTGAATTTGTTTAACTGGTGGTTCGTATTTTACAATACCAAATTTTTCCATCATGTCATCTCCATCCTGGTATCTGTCTCCATATCCTGGAATGTATTTAGTTGGAATGATTAAACATTCAGAATAAACTCCTCTTAATTTTACAGTTCTTACTCTGCCTCCTTTTCTTAGGTAAGAAGTAACTCCCATTTTTTCAGAGAATGCTTCTGGTATAACTGCATCAGTTGTTGCAATGACAGTTAAGTCACCTTCTTTAAATTCTCCTTTTTTAGTAATAGCATTCCATCCTCCAACAACTACTTGTTCAATGTTGTCAGCTCCTTCGATTGCTTTTACTTCTTTGATTGTTGCTATAAAGCAAACACTATTTTGATTTTCCATCTTTATGTTCTTTAATTGCTTTTTTAATTAATTCCATTTTTTCGTCATTCCAGATTTGTTCAGGAGTGATTTCTTTTATTGGGAGTAGTTGTACCTCGAATCTATTTTTCATTTGTACTAATTTTTCTTCTGGTACTCCATGCTCGTTTACTCCTCCATGTCTATTTTCTACAATCAAAGAATAAACTCTGTATCCGTATTTTTCTGCTAGATCATAG